TCAAATGCGTGATTTCAAGCTGTATAGCAGCTCCAGCGCCTGGCGCGGCGTTACATCATCGGGATTGATCCGCCCCAATTCCTCGAGCACCGGATGCGGCAGGCTGGCGAACAGGTCGCTCTGCATGGGCGGCGCTGGCTGGCCGGGTGCCATTCTCGGCGCTTCGTGGGGCAGGCTGGTGGTTTCCAGGCGCGACAGATGGTCGCGTGCACGCTGGATGACTTCGCCCGGCACGCCTGCCAGTTGCGCCACCGCCAGGCCGTAACTCTGGCTCGCCGGACCGGGTAGCACGTGGTGCAGGAAGACGATGCGCTCGTTGTGCTCGGTGGCCGAGAGGTGCACATTGGCCACCACCGGCTCGCTTTCCGGTAGCACGGTCAGTTCGAAGTAGTGGGTGGCAAACAGCGTGAAGGCGCGCAGCCGGGCCAGCTGTTCGGCGGCGGCCCAGGCCAGCGACAGGCCATCGAAGGTGCTGGTACCGCGGCCCACTTCGTCCATCAGGACGAGGCTGCGGTCGCTGGCGTTGTGCAGGATGTTGGCGGTTTCGCTCATTTCCACCATGAAGGTGGAGCGCCCGCCGGCGAGGTCGTCCGACGAGCCGATGCGGGTGAAGATACGGTCCACCAGCGAGAGCTCGCAGGCAGCCGCCGGGACGAAGCTGCCGATCTGCGCCAGCAGCACGATCAGCGCCGTCTGGCGCATGTAGGTGGACTTACCGCCCATGTTCGGCCCGGTGATGACCAGCATGCGGGTGGCGTCGTCGAGGGCGAGATCGTTGGCGACGAAAGGCGTCTCCAATACCTGCTCCACCACCGGGTGACGGCCCTGCTCGATGCGCAGGCAGGGTTGCTCGACGAAGCGCGGGCGGTTCAGATCGAGATTCAGCGCCCGCTCGGCGAGGTTGCTCAGCACGTCCAGTTCGGCCAGTGCGGCGGCACTTTCCTGCAGTGGTGCCAGGTGGCCGATGAGCATTTCCAGCAGCTCGTCATAGAGCAGCTTTTCACGGGCGAGGGCGCGGCTCTTGGCCGATAGCGCCTTGTCCTCGAACTCTTTGAGTTCCGGGGTGATGAAACGCTCGGCGCCCTTGAGCGTCTGCCGGCGGATGTAGTCGGCCGGCGCCGATTCGGCCTGCTTGCTCGGCAGCTCGATGAAGTAACCGTGGACGCGGTTGTAGCCGACCTTGAGGTTGGCCAGCCCGGTGCGCGCTTTCTCGCGGGTCTCCAGATCCATCAGGTACTGGCCGGCGTTCTCGGAGAGCGACTGCAGCTCGTCCAGCTCGGCGTCGTAGCCGGTCTTGAGCACACCGCCGTCGCGGATCACCGCAGGGGGATTGTCGATGATGGCGCGCGCCAGCAGGTCGGCCAGTTCCGGGTAGGTGCCGATGCTTTTCGCCAGTCCGAGCAGATGCGGTGCCACCAGATCCTGCATGCCGGCCTGCAGCTGCGGTAACGCAGCGAGCGCGTCGCGCAGGCGCGCCAGGTCGCGCGGACGGGCATTGCGCAGGCCGATACGGGCGAGGATGCGTTCCAGGTCACCGATGTCCTTGAGCTGCGGCTGCAGCTGTTCGAAGCGGTAGTGCTCGAGCAGGCAGGTGATCGAGTCCTGGCGTGCTTCGAGGATTTCGCGGTTGCGCAGCGGGCGATTCAGCCAGCGGGTCAGCAGGCGCGAGCCCATGGCGGTCTGGCAGCGGTCCATGACCGATTGCAGTGTGTTCTCGCGGCCACCGGCCAGGTTGACGTCCAGCTCCAGGTTGCGCCGGCTGGCACCATCGAGGATCACCGTGTCATCGAGGCGCTCGTGGCGCAGGCTGCGCAGGTGGGGCAGGGCGGTGCGCTGGGTTTCCTTGGCGTAGGCGAGCAAGCAGCCGGCGGCGCCGATGGCCAGGGTCAGGTTCTCGCAGCCGAAGCCCTTGAGGTCCTGAGTGGAGAATTGCTGGCAGAGGCTCTTGAAGGCCGAGTCGCGATCGAAATCCCAGGGCGCGCGACGGCGCACACCGCGGCGTTTCTCCAGCGGCAGGCCCTGCGGCCAATCGTCGGGGATCAGCAGCTCGGCCGGGCTCAAACGCTCCAGTTCGGCAAGCAGGGTCTCCCAGCCCTTGAGTTCCTGCACGCTGAAACGGCCGCTGGCGATATCCAGCACCGACAGGCCGAACAGCTTCTCGTCGCCGACTACCGCCGCCAGCAGGTTGTCGCGGCGCTCGTCGAGCAGCGCTTCGTCGCTCACCGTGCCCGGCGTGATGATGCGTACCACCTGGCGTTCCACCGGCCCCTTGCTGGTGGCCGGGTCGCCGATCTGCTCGCAGATCACTACCGATTCGCCAAGCTTGACCAGTCGCGCCAGGTAGCCCTCGGCGGAGTGGAACGGAATGCCGGCCATGGGTATCGCCGTGCCCGCCGACTGACCGCGCGCAGTCAGGGTGATGTCGAGCAGCGCGGCGGCTTTCTTGGCGTCGTCGTAGAACAGCTCATAGAAGTCGCCCATGCGGTAGAACATCAGCTGGTCCGGATGCTCACGCTTGAGCTTCCAGTACTGTTGCATCATCGGAGTGTGGCTAGAAAGCCCGTCGTTACTGGCCTCTGAGGCTTTCTGTCTAATACTCATCGATTCTGTCTAATACTTCAGCCGATCCGGGACGGCATTGTCGGCGCCTGGGCGATCTTCGGCAACCGGCCGCGCAGATAGCGAGCGGTCATTCTTGCGTCGGCGTGGCCCCCAAGCGTCTGTGCGTTTTTGCCTTCCCTGTCGGCATCGGTGAGCGACTTGGCGCGGATGTCGTGGATCTTCACGTCATGAATGCCAGTCTTCTCGCGCAGAGCCTGAAACGCTTCCTTGACCGTCTCATAGCTGACTGGCTTCCCGGTGCGTGAGCAGAACAGGGTCAACGTGCGAACCTTGCGCGGCAGCGCCTTGGCGCGATCGATGACGGCCTGCAGGTCTGGCGTCATGGCCACGATCAGCTTTGCGCCTGTCTTCTCCTGGACAAACGAAACTCCCTCGTCGCTGATGTCCGCCAGGCGGATAGCGATCACGTCTCCTATGCGCTGGCCGGTCAGGTAGCACATTTCAAGGATTGCCCGAATGTAAGGGCTGGCCGCGTTGAGCAGGGCGCCGAACTCTGCATCGGTGATGTAGCGATCGCGTCGGCCCTCTGCGTGTCGGCTGATTCCGGTGCACGGATTTGAGTCGACCTCTTGCCATTCAAGCGCATAGCCGAACACGACGCGCAGGAATGACAGGATCCGGTTGCACATGTTCGGGGTGCCAGCCAACTCCATCTTCACTGCGGCCACGTGCTTCGGCAGCACCTGGCGCGGCTCGAACTCAGCGAAGATCGTCTTGAGCCGCTCGGCCGCGATTTCATACTGTGCCACCGTGTTCGGGCTCAGCTTCTTGAGCTTGCAGTGGTGTTTGAACGCCCGGTCAATGAGATCAGGCATCCCGCCTTGCGTCCCTGCGGATATGTGCTTGGCGTACAGCAGGAGAGCGTCCTGAAGGTCTGCGCCGAGTCGCTCCCACTTCCCATTGCGAACCAGATAGTACGCTCCGTGCTTCTGGTACATGCACGCCGGCAGATGCCGGTCCTTCTTCCTCGGGCGCATGCTCGTGTCCTCAGCCTGTCAGCCTCAGCTGCGGCTCCTTTTTCGATGTTTTGACGGCTCCAAGCCGCGACAATACAACGTCGCGCAGGACCTTGGGATGCCCGTCGCCGCCTACTACGAACCCGAACCGCTCAGCCGTGAGCCAGGCAATCTGCTTGCTAGGCTTCTGGTAGCCGGTCAGGTTCGCCACTTCCTGCGGAGTCATGAACATCTCTCACCCCCTCACCGTTACGCCGGCTGCTTCGATGGCGGCATCAACGCCGTCAGCCCAATATGTCCAGTCGCCGCTGTCGTACTTGTCGAACCGTTCCGGCAGCTCAATCACCAGCTCCCTCCGCGACGCCACCCACACATTCCGCATCTGATCCTTCACGTCCTCGAACTGCTCGCGGTGAGGCTGCCTGTCCCACCACGCCTCGAACTCTGCTATCGCCTTGTCTGTGCGCATGTCTATCTCCTGCTGCTTGTGGGGTTAGGCGGCTTCTTGGGCGGCTATCCGCTTGAACTCGATAACCCATACCCATGGGTTCGAGGCCATGTCGCCGTAGATCGAATCCCATAGCCAAAAGAACGAATCAACGGCTGATGGCTCTGGGCTTGCGCACCCGCACGGCTCACAGTTACCGCAGCTGCAGCAGCCGCCGTCGGTGATGCCCTCGGCCCTTGCCTGTTCTTCGGTTATGTCGTGGAGCCGCTCAATTCGTATGTCGACGATTTCAACTACCAGCCCGTGGTCACCTGGCACTTGAATCTGATCGCCTGGCTGGCCATACGGGCAGTCCACGTTTACGAAGCCAGACCGCCACGCATTGTTGACGTGTTGTGCCAGTGTCAGCCCTTCAACCCATGCGCCACTTGCCCGGAGGTAGCTCTCGGTTGTTTCCGGTTGCGGCCTGATCGGCCTCCGCGTGACGGTCTTGATGCCGGCCACGAGAGCCGCTGTCATCTCTTCGTTGAATCTCAACGGCTTGCGATTATCTGCAGACATACGAACTCCTATCCCGCCGACTCTCGCCGGCAGGCTGTGTGTTTGGGTGGGGTTAGGGGTGACGGGCTGACTTGGGGTCATGGGTCAGCTTGCGGTTCCGTGCTTCTCGCCGTAGCCGCTTCTGTTCGGCGAGCGCGATCCTCCGCATGTCGGCCTCGGTCAACTGCTTTGTCCGATTCGGCTCAGGGAACAGCGAAGCCATCTGTGACGACACACCAAGGGCTGCGCCGATCACCATGACGCGGTGCAGGTCATTCATTCACGCCTCCTTCGCAGCCAGGGCGGCGCGCCGGCCTTCGATCATGCGTAGAACTTCTGCCTTGAACCAGCCTGCGTCGCGCTCATACGAAGGCGATCCGCGATACCATGTGTCGATGGCGGAAACCTCGGTATCGAGCCAGTCCAGCGCCTCCACCAGCTCGGTCTGCGCTGACTGCGCGATGGGGGCGGCGTTCAAATGTGCCTCGCAGAAACGATATAGAAACTGCTCATAGATTGGACCTTTTCCAGCCTTAATAACGGTCCAGTCTTTGCCGTTCTTTACCACGATGCTGTCATCGTTCAGGCGCTCGAATGACCAATCGCCCTTCGGTGTGTATGGGGCCAAAGCGCTAGGCTGCTGCTCATCCTGCGCCGGGGCTGGCTCTACCGGCTCGGCCTGCTGGGATAGCGCTGTGTCGATCAGAGTGCGCAGCTCGGTCTTATTCGATGGGACGTAATAGAGTGCCGCCTCAAGCAACCCGCGCAGCCTATCGTTCTCAGCCTTCGCCGCCCCCAGCTCAGCGCCGAGGTTCCTCATTTCCTTCAAGTCATGCTTGGTCATACCTTGCTCCAGATTCTCGAGTCTTTCAGTTCCGCCTCGGTGGCGTAGCGCGGGTTACGGCTCAGCGCCTGCATCAGGAACGCGGCACCGTTCGATCCGGCAATGTAGTGGCGGGTGTTGGTCGGCTTGTGCAGCCAGATTTGGGTCTTGGGTCGCATGGGGCCTCCGGTATCCGTCATGCGTTGAGGCTTGACGGCGTTCTCCAGCGAGCCACGTCCATGCAGTGCAGGTCTTCAATTGCCAGCTGCTGATCGACAGAGAAAAGCGGGTTGCAAGTGTTGCAGTGCCCGGCAATCTTTACGGCGGAGTGGTTGATATGCCCCGCCCCATAGTCACGCCGGCAGTTAGGGCATTGCACGGTGTCGAAGCCGCAGCACTCTCCAGCCTCAGACTCTTCTTCGTGTATTTCGCCGCATACAGGGCAGGCGTACACCTCAGAGACGGAAGGCGCGCAGCATTCGCGAGCTTCGTCTTCATCTTCGTGAACGTCACGGCAGGACCCGCAGCGATACAGCGTTTTGATTTCTGACTTACTCATGATTGTCTCCGGAAATGCGTCGCCAGCCCGCTTCAGGGTTGGCTGTCAGTTAGTTGTGGTCACGCGGCCTTACGCTTCCAGTGGTCTCGGCCGCCCTTTGGCTTGATCAGGCCGACCGGCTGAGTCAGAGCGCGCTCTACGCTCCATCCCATACGGTCAAGGCGATAGATCAGCGTCGTGTGATGAATTCCTGTGCGGCGCTCCCATTCGCGCAAGTGGAGCGTCTGGCCGGCAAAGGTCAGCATTCGCATCTTTGGCTGGATGACCAGCGCTGGCTTCGGCAGCCTGTCGGGGCGCTGTACGCCGCGCTCGAATTCAATCCCTACGCGCTCACAGTGGCGACGGAGCGTGTGATGGCTGACGCCGATGATCTGCGCGGTTGAATTGACGCTGTGCCCTGCGTCCTTGAATCCCTGGATCAGGCTGTTTAGGGGCTGGCCAAACTCGGCGGCGACTCTTGCTCTCCAGTTCTGGCTCATGCTGCCTTCCTTCGAGCCTGCGCCCGCGCTACAGCCTTCGCGTAAAGGCACGGTCGGCAGTAGCACTGCCAGACGCCAGTCGTCTTGATGAACTGGAAGTGTTCATCGTCCAGCGGCTTCCACTCGTCGCAGCAGCCGCAGAGCTTTTCGCTGATGCCGTTGATCTCGCGTCGGACAAGCCGGCCTTTCAATGTCCTGCTCATGCCGCCACCGATCTGGCCTTTCTGGTCGCCACGGCCTTGGCTCGCGCTGCCTGCTTCTTCTCCGGGCAGGTGATGCGGTAGGGGATGAGTTTTTCCTCTACGCGGATCGGCTGGGTTTCCACTGGTCCCTTCGCAGCTTCAAACGCTGCCATCTTCTGCGCGATTTCCAGGCGCGCAGCCTCGTGCGCGGCCGGCGTGTGCACGCGGTCGTACTTGAACTCTTGCATGGGTGTGTACCGGGGAGGAGGGCGCGCTGGGCGCCCGGGGTGGATCAGACCAGCAGCGAGCGGGCGCCGCGGTATGGATCGGCAAAGGGTATGTCGTCAATGAATTGATCATCCGGCGGCGCGGCCTGCTGACTCCGCTGCGCCTGTCGCGGCGCTTGCTGCTGCCCTTGCTGCTGCTCGTCGCGCGGCTCGAACAGGGCCAGCCACACGCCGCCATCGTCAGAGCGAGGGCAGCCGGCCGGGTTGAACGAAGCGTCCAGCTTCAGCCGAAACCCTTTCGAAGTCTGGATCACCGCTCCAACATTCCGGGTGACGTACTTGGTCTGGCCGTCCTTCTCGTACTGGCCAATGGTTGCTACCACGTCGTATCGCTTACTCATGCCGCCTTACTCCTCATGCGCTCTCGCATTTCGTGTTCAAGTTCTGCCAGCTCTTCGAGGAAGAGCTTGATCTCGGTTTCCATCTGCCGAATGCGTGCCTCGTCGCGCTCCAGGCGGAAGCAGGCGTACTGCAGCTCGTCCGGCAGGCGGTCATCGAAGGTCACGAAGTCGACCCACTCCAGTTCGGCGCAGGCCATCTGCGCGAACATCTGCCATTCGTACTGTGGGTCATGCTTGCCGGATTGGATGGTGGCGACGTGGGTGGCCGTATTTGGGCATTTGATCTCGAGGCCTCCGCGGGCGGACAGGATCAGGCCGTCAGGCGAAGCACCGAAGCCTTCGATCGATGGGTGCAGGATCAGGCCGGCTTCGGTCACCTCTGCGTCCGCATACAGCTCGTAAGCCATCCTGGCTATAGGCTCAAGCTCGTTGCCGCGCTGCATGGCTGCACTGGTGAAGCCTTCCTCACGCTTGCCGGTCAGCCGCTCGCATAGCAGCTGCATCATGTAGTTCTGGCGGGTAGCAGAAGGGGCGCCTCCGCGCCCCTTTGCCATTACGTCTCGAACCCGGCTAGCCGTAACGCGGCCAAGCCTGGCGGTGTACCAGTCTTCAGTTTGCTGCTGCATGGTCAGCCTCCTGCACCTCTCCTTCGATCGGTGCTGGTTGTGCGCTCAGTGCGGCCTTGCGGGCCTCGACAGCGGTCTTGAATGAAGAGAACGACGACACGTCTTTAGCGGCCTGCATCTCTGCTTTGCCTGCCAGCCAGACGCTTTGCAGCGCTTCCAGCGATTCGGCGTTTACTACCTGGGCGATCCACTTCTCGGCCAGTTCGCCGCCGCGTGGCTGCTCGTTCATCGAAGCCAGTCCCTCGCCTGAATCGGTGTTCAGGTGATGGATCGCCTTGTCGAGCCGGTCAGTCTTCGGCCAGTACTTGTAGGCGCGCTTGACGACGGTCTTCTTCGCCATCTCGCCGTAGTCTGTCTTCCAGGGCGATGAGCGACCGGACTTCACCGACTGCGATCGATTCATGATCGAGTCGATCTCGTCGCGGCTCATGCATGTTGTCAGGTAGTCGCCGTCTGCCGTCTTGACGACCACATACACGCCGACGATTGCGCCGCGGTCCTTGGAGAACGGGTTGTACTGGTGCGCCGGGGGCTTGTCGAAGCCGTTCAGCGCAAAGGAATCGTTCTGGTAGACCAGTTCGGCCTGCGCCCAGCGAATCGACCCTGTGGCCATCGCCAGGTCCATCAGGCCCATGTAGCTGATATCGAGGCAGATCTTCCCGTCTCGCGGCACCAGATAGGCCTGGCGCTTCGCTGGGTTGAGGCTGATCCCGATTGCCGCGATGTTGGTGACGGCGTTCACGACCGACTGCCGGTTGTTCATCGCGATCTTGGTGGCAAAGTCATTGCCTTGGATGGTCTGGATCGCGAACTCAGCTTCACGCTCGAAGCTGAGCGTCTTGTCGGTCAGCACCTGGGCGAATGAATCGCGCGCGCCGTAAATGTCCTGCGCGATGGTTAGGGCATTACTCATCGGATCTACCTCGTTAATCACCGTGATTGGCGAATGAGCCGTGTATCTGCTCTCTAGCAGATCGAACGGCTGCGATTGCCTCATCGCGATCATCGAAAAGTTTTCGGAAAATTACTCTGCGTGAGCGAGTGACACACGCAACCCATTTGCGGCTGGCTTTATTCCAGCTGACTCCCTTAGCCCCAGACGTGTTATCTCGCCGCAATCTGGCGTTGTGTTTGTTCTGCGGGCCTGTAGCAATTCGCAAGTTCTCAATTCGGTTGTCCGATCTGTTGCCGTTAATGTGGTCAACCTCGCCAGCAGGTTCTTCCCCGTAATACAACTGCCAGGCCAGCCGGTGTGCATAGAAGAACTGTCTGCGAACAACTGTCTGCACGTAGCCGAAGGCGTTCTTTCCGCTAATGGTCGTGCCTGCTTTGGCGTTGGCGGCGAGATCGACCTTTCTGATTAACTCGCCTGTATCTGGCCGGTACTCGATCAGCGCTCTTAGCTGTTCTGTGTCCATTGAGAATCCTCCACTGCTGGAGTTACCCGAAGATTTTGTAAATCGCCGCCTCACCGATGAGGCCGACAACCAGGGTTGCGGAGAGAACGCCGAACCCGGTCAGGGTCCACCATGCAGCGGCGATGCTGTGGCCAGTAGGCGTGTCGTCGTAGGGGAGGGTTTCGGTTCTCATAGCGGCGCCCCGTTGGTGATTCGATCTGCAAGGCCGTGCACTACGGCGAAGAACGCTGTGGCCACGCCAGCGCATAGCCAGAAGACGGCTCGCTGTTTTGTGCTTTGGTAGCTAGCCATCACACACCCCCCAATAGCGCCACGTAGGCGAGAGTTCCGATAAGCGATCCGGCTACGGTGATGCCTAGGGCGCCGGCCAGCTCCTTGAGGACGTAGGCGTTCATGGCTGGGCTCCTTGCAGGGCGGCGCGGGCGAAGTCAGAAACATCTACCCACGACTGAGGTATTTCGATATGGGTGTCTGCGTAGCGCTGGGTTACGCCGTGAATTTCAAGCATTGCTGCCAGCGCCTCCTTCAGCCGATCCCGCTCAGCGAGAAGGGCGCGATTCCGAGCGACCTGATCGTCCAGAAGGGCCTGCAGCTGCATGCGCTGGTCGGCTTCCTTTGCCAGTCGCGCCTTGAGCTTGTCGATGTAGCGATTCGTGCTCATGCCGCAGTCCTCATGTTGATTCGCAGCTTCAGCGACCACGCCTTGGTGAGCGCGTGGTGCAGTCGCAGATACAGCTTCGCTTCGATCTGGTTTGTTTCCCGCAGCGCCTTCAGGTAGCCGTACAGGACGTTTGCGTGGTAGTCGGCGAAGGCTTGGTGCTGCGCCGCCCGGAGCAGCTTGAAGTGCTCGCGAATGGTGTCTTCGGTCTTCATGCTGCCTCCCGCTTGGCGTCGATCATGTTCCACAGCCGATCTTCAATCCGCTCCGCGTGCTCATCGGCAACCGCTGCGCAGCCATTCCGGCCAAGATCCGTCTCGTTTCCGTCTTCGTCGAAGACGGTCCCGCTGGTGATGGTGAATTCAAGCTCGCTGTAGCCGTAGTAATCGTCCGCGCTGTCCCGGCACCGATAGTCAGGTTCAACGACTGCGCAATGGGTTACCTCAACGGAGAGGAGGTATTCATCTAGGTCGATCTCGAATTTCATCGTGGAATCCTCGCGGAAACGCTGTCATCCGGGCACGGCTGTTCGCGGCGCCCTATGGGTCCGTAGTGCTTCATGGTGGATACCTCTGTGCCCGGATGGGCGATGGAATGGGTGATGCAGTGGCCGTTGCTATCCGGCTGCCGGCTTGGAACTGGAGCCATCCGGCGGCTCATTTCAGGGCATTGCTGCCACTGGCCAGTTGTACCTAGTACACCGCGCAGAAGCCTGCGCAACACTGCATCGGGGGTCGGCCTGGACGCGGACCTTGCACCGCGATCTGGGAACTTGCCGGCCGGGCTATCAAGCAAGCCGACCTCCGATGCAGGCTCGTTACGTGAGCCATTCGGCCGTCTCAACGGGGTGTAGTGGAGTCCCGCCAACGGCTGCCGGGGTTTTCTAGCAATCGAGGCACTGGCCGGCTGATCCTCGTCGCAAGTATCCCGAAGGGCCGCTGCGCTCGGCGGTTTATTTGGTGTGTGTCTGTTTCTTAGGTTTGTAGCCGTCGTTCGGCTGGCCGCAGATGCAGTTCTGCCAAGTTCTCAGCAGCCTGCGGCCGCAAAGACAGTAGCCGCAGAACAAACTGTCGCGGTGCGCTCTGCGCTCGCGCCACTGATCGCCGTAGTTACTCACTTGTTGCCTCCTTTCCAATTCCTTCTCCACCAATCCCACATGTACAGCGCTGCGAGGATGGCGCAGAGGATCAGGACTTCGTGGCCGGTTAGCATGGCTGCGCTGCTTCAGTGGGTCTCATATTCATGCCCATTTCTCCGTGCTTACGGGCGCCGCACTCGCACCGGTAAAGGCCGCGCTGGGAAATGCTTGCGGTTCGAATGCCGTGAGTAGTCAAAATCACGTTCTTTACGAACTCCCACTTGTGGCGCTTGCCGACTGAACATGGCTGAGTGCTCATCTCATCCTCCTATGTGCTGATGGGTGGGCATATCAGCGCCCCACCGTGAAAGGCAGATCGGCGCGCTGGCCTACCGCCTGTCTTCCATACGGGAACTGCTCTGTGCTCCTGTCCTTGGGCACTAGCGATAGGGCGGGTCGGGGTGGCGCGGGTTGCATGGTGGGCTTCATACGTGCCTCCTTGAACTGTCAAGGAATCCTTGGTAGTTCGTTTCGGTTGTCTTCCCGCTGGCCACTCTTGCGAATGGCCAGAAGTGAATGTTCCGTTCTCCGTTGCGCGCTATGCCGAGTCATCTCAGGCCCTGGTCAGCTACTGGCGTCTTCCAGGGCGGCGGTTGCGCAACTTCGCGTGGCTGCATGTGGAGCCACGGCCAGTTCCAGAGCTGGCATGGGGCGGGGAATTTGTTGATCGCGCTGTTCGGTTGCCCGGACCCCGCCGCGATGTTCCCAAGTTGTGTAAAGAGCTTTAGGCCGTAGCCATGGCATCTCTGCCTGTCGGCGCGGTGTTCTGCGCTTCGATGGGTGTAATTTAAGCATGCTGAATTTATCGGTCAAGTCTTTTTTTAAGTTTGCTGAAATTCGCGGACATGAAAAAGCCCGCTCAAGGGCGGGCCATGGTGTCAGTGCTCCGATCCTGACCAGATAACGTGAACGCTGCCGTCGGCTCGGCGCCGCATAGTCACGCCGTCTGCCTGCTCTATCTCGTCCAGTAGACGCTCCCAGTCTTCCGCTCGGTCATCAGGTCCCGGCCTGAGATTGGCCTGGCGCTCTCTCTGCGCAGTTGGCGCGGTGATGGTCAGGTTCACGCGGCGCACGAGCCTGTTGTAGCTGGAGAGCTGGTGTTGATGGTGAAGGGTTGCAGGTCCTCGCATGTGAATCCTCCTTACTGCTGGATATCCACACAGTAATTGTGAGGGTTTCACCGGGCAAGAGGAAACATGGTGGCCTGTTGCCACATGTAAATAAGTGGCTCAGACCTAAGTAGGAGAGGGGTGGTGCAGATACAAAAAGCCCCGCGTGGTGCGGGGCTTGGTTTACTTCGGAAGGTTTGCCACAAGCGGCGCCAGATATTGCTGGACTACCCACCACCCAGCAGCAAACACCGCTATTCCGGCGACAAGCGTATAAATGGCCATCTGGCCTTTGGTGAGCATGTTCAGCTCAATATTCTCTAGGCGGGTCTCGACCTTGCCTAGCGCGACCTTCATGTCTGTCATGTCTCTCTCAAGGTCTCTGATTCGGCCGTCCATCCCATCGCCTCCAGGTGGATTTGTGCCTCCAGTATCACTGGATCGCCTTATTGGCACAACTGTCTCACTCCTGGCCATGCTCCGCCTCCCAGTCCTTGATGTCCCTTGCGACCCGTGTGGCGTTGAGCTGCCTTATGTTGCCGCAGAACGAACAAGTCAGCGGCAGCGTGATCATGAAGGCTTCTGGGACATAGGGTAGGTTCGAGCTGAGAAAAACTATATGGCCCTTCCATGCATCAAGCAGCCAGTCGCTATGACCGCATGCCTCACAAGGTCTCTCACAATCTTTGCGCTGAAGGTATTTATTGATCTGATCGACCGTCAGCGACTTGATGTAGTTCGGGTCAACCTTGGTAGGCTCGCTCATATCAAACCCTAACCTTGCTCGGCGCCACGATGTGGCCGACATAGTGAATCGTTTCGATCTGATCTGTCGGGATCGTGCGACGGCCGAATTGCTCGTTCACCGATTGCACCACGACTTCTTCGTCAGTGGCCTGTAGTAGCTCCTTAAGCATGCACTCGCCGTCATGCAGGCGGATCATGACGTACTCAAGCGGTACAAGGCGGTGGTTCGGCTCAACAACTGCAATCCATCCTGAGCGAATGGCCGGGGCCATTGAGTCCCCTTTAAGGCGCAGGGCGTAGGCTCCAGGATCGCGGGAGGGCACTTCGACAATGCCGTCCGCCTCATCCAGCGCGTACCAGTAACCCTCTGTGCCCATCTGCGCGGTACCCACGATTTGAATCTCGCGGTATGGACTAGTGATGTCTGGCCCAGTCTCGACGTTGCTCTCAATCCGCTCAGGGCCTTCCTCGACGGCAAGCCACATAGCACTGAAGCCAGTGGCTTTAGCGAGGGCAAACAGGTTATCCAGCTTCAGATTCTTACTGTCGCCTGAAAGCCATTGAGTGACGGCTGAGTTTGCCACGCCGCACTCAGCAGCAACCTGTGTCTTGGTTAGCCCGCTCATCTGGATGGCGCGGGCGATTCGTTCGTGTCGTTCCATAACACACATGTTAAGCATCCTGAATTTAAGCATGCACTCCGCTTAAGTATGTGCTTGACCTTGTTATTTAAGCATGCTGAAATTACGGCACGCTAACCCGAGGTCGAGCAATGAAGACTCAAGACGTGGCCGATTTCTTCGGCAGCAAGAAGAAGCTAGCGGACGCCCTCGGTATCCGCCCCAGCGCAGTAACCATGTGGGGGGAGACGGTTCCCGAGTCTCGCCAGTACCAAATTCAGGTCCTGTCCCGCGGCAAGTTCAAGGCGGTTCGCAAGGCTCCAGTAGCTGCATAAGCGACATCCCTGTCAGTGGTTTCCATGAATCCAGTATTGCCCGACAAGCGGTAGGGCGACACGGAAAGAGACAAGAGGTTTTACGAGATGGAAGATTTTCTGAGAGCTGCCCAATCCGCGGTGCTAGATCACGAAGCCAAGAGCCTGGCAGCAAAGATGGGCGTTCCGCATGTGAGCCTGCTTCAGCGCGCCAACCCGGACAACGATGCCCATCACCTGACCATTGAGCACCTGTTCGGAATCCTGCTCCACACCGGCGACATGCGCCCCCTGGAAGCGCTGGCTGAAGCGTTCGGCTTTGAGCTGGTGGCTAAGGAGCAGCCCAAGGCTCGCGACCTGTCAGCCGCAATGCTCCACGTGACCAAAGAATTCGCAGACGTTGCTCGCTCAGTGAGCGATGCGATGGATGACGGCCGTATCTCTCAGCACGAGCGTGCGCAGATCAGCCGTGAGATCAACGAAGCCCGCCACAGCCTCGACGTCATGGCGGCTTCGGTAAAGGTCGCCTGACAGACAGGCACAAAAAAGCCACCGGGCAAGGGTGGCTTCTTCAACAACACAGCTAGAGCTGGAGCCAATTATGCCGAATACACCGATTAAGTGCAATTCCTACCTGATCGTTCTTGAGGGTGACGAGCTAGTCATCTCGCAGAGCGGCCATCAATCCATTCAGAACCTGCGCATTACCTGCGATCAGCTAGAGGTGTTTTGCGCCCATCTGCAGATCGCTCGCCGTGATCGCACTCCTGTCGTGAAAGAGGAGTGCCGGTAATGCATTACTTCAAGCGCAACATCGGTGACTACCACAAGAAGGCCGGTCGCCTTTCCATGCTTGAGCACGGTGCGTACACGCTTCTGATGGATGCGTGCTACGACCGTGAACGCTTCCCTACCATGGATGAAGCTATCGACTGGTGCTGGGCTCGCAGCGATGAAGAAATAGCAGCCGTGAAGTTCGTGCTGACGAAATTCTTCACCCTGGAAGGCGAGCAATACACCCAGCAGCGGATCGCTGATGAAATAGAGTCGTTCCATGAAAAGTCTGAGAAAAACAAGCAGATAGCTCTGGATCGTGAGGCGAAGCGCAGAGCGAAGCGTGCACCAGACGAGCACGAAACGTGCACGAATGGCCACCTAACCACTAACCAAGAACCACTAACCAGTAACCAAGAAGAGCAAGAGCAAAAAGCTCTTGTGCCATCTGCCGATGACACGAGCGCCTACTCGGCTGAGTTCGAAGAGTTCTGGGCTGAGTACCCGAAGCGCGAAGGCGGAAATTCCAAGAAGGGCGCACACAAGGCCTGGAATGCTCGGCTCCGCTCTGGCGTGAAGGCAGAAGACCTGATCCTGTCGGCCAAGCGTTACGCCGACCAGATGCAGGCCAAGGGCAACATCGGCACGTCGTTCGTGAAGCAGGCCGCGACATTCCTCGGGCCGGACGAACACTGGCGCGAGGCGCTGGCTTCGAACATCCACCCGCTGCGTACCACTGCCGCTGGTGGCGTCGTGAAGGGCGACTCCCGTACCTGCCCGCCGCTGACCCGCAAGGGCGACTTCGAGTACTGGAACGCCATCGAAAATCGCTGGGAAGTCCGCAACACCGAAACCCACGATCCGGCCACCGGCTACGCCTGGTCCTACCTGAAGTCCAGGGGGCAGGCATGACTCCCTCCGAGATTGCCAGCCGTCTGGCTGATCGCGTCAACGACGTGTGCCACTACCTGCTGCCGGCCGGTAAGCGTGAAGGCTCCGAGTGGCGTGTGGGTAGCACCAATGGTGAGAAGGGGCAGAGCCTCGGCGTTCACCTGAAGGGCGATAAGGCCGGCGTCTGGTGCGATTTCTCGACCGGCGAGACGGGAGACCTGCTGGACCTGTGGCGTGCGACTCGTGGCTGCGACATGCGTACCGCGCTGAGCGAGGCCAAGAGCTACTTGGGCGTTCACGAGCCGAAGCTTGAATCTCCCAAGGTCAAGGAATTTGCCCGCCCGGATCGGCCGAAGTGCGCCACGCCGAAGGCAGATAGCCCGGTCATGGCCTACCTGAAGGGCCGCGGCCTGAAGGCTGAAACCATCGCCAAGTTCAAGATCGCAGAGCAGGGTCGGCTGATCGTCTTTCCCTACCTGCGTGACGGCGGCCTGGTTCACTGGAAGACCATTGGCATTGATCGCGACGAGAACGGCAAGAAGACAGGCATTCGCACATCGCCCGGCACTGAGCCGTGCCTGTTCGGCTGGCAGACCATTCCCGCCGATGCCCGCGAAGTCACTATCGTTGAAGGCGAGATCGACGCCATGACCGCCTGGCAGTACGGCAAGCCGGCATTGTCGGTTCCGTTCGGCGGCGGCAGCGGCAACAAGCAGGCTTGGATCGAGCACGAGTATTCCAACCTGGAGCGCTTCGACACGATCTACCTGTGCCTGGACGCGGACGAGGAAGGCCAGAAGGCCACCGAGGAGATCATCAAGCGTCTCGGGCGTGAGCGCTGCCGCCTGGTCAGCCTGGGCTGCAAGGACTTCAACTACGCGCTCGACACGCTGATGTTGACCGAAGACGACATCGAGGAGTGCTACGCCAAGGCGAAGAACCTTGACCCGGACAAGCTGGCCGGCGTGCTCGACTTTGCCGACGAGGTGTGTGCCGAGTTCTTCGAGCGCAATCCGACCGTCAGCGGCATGGAAGTGCCGTGGGATAAGGCCCGCGACGTGATCCGCTTCCGCTCGTCCGAGCTGAGCGTCTGGACTGGCTGGTCTGGCCATGGCAAGTCGCAGCTCCTGAACTATCTGGCCTACCACGGTATGCGCAAGGGCGAGAAGTTCTGTATCGCCTCCATGGAGATGCCAGCTCGCCGCACCCTGCAGCGGATGGTTCGCCAGGCGTCCGGCCTGTGCTACCCGACCCGCGGCTACATCAACGCCATTCTCGAATCGCTGGCCGGCAAGCTCTGGATTTACAACCAGGTCGGATCGGCCAAGACGAGCGAGATGCTCGAAACCTTCCGCTATGCCGCCCGCCGCTATGGCGTGACGCACTTCATCGTGGACAGCCTAGCCAAGCTGGGTATGGCTGAGGACGACTACAACGGCCAGAAGCAGGCCATGGAAGCCCTGGTCGGCTTTGCTCACGAGATGGGCGTTCATGTGCATCTGGTCGCCCACCCGCGCAAGGCGGAAGACGAGTCGAAGGCGCCCGGAAAGCTCGACGTTCGCGGCGGCGCCATCCTCACCGACCTGGCAGACAACGTGATTACGGTCTGGCGGAACAAGAAGAAGGAAGAGGCCATGAAGCAGGGCGGGGAAGACGCCGCTGTCTTCGAGAGCCAATCCGACGTGCACATGATCATCAGCAAGCAGCGGCTTACCGGCGAGGAAGGAAAGATCCCGCTCTGGTTCGATCAAGCCTCCGCTCAATACCTCGAACGCGCCGAAAGCAAGCCGCGCCAGTGGGTGAACTACTCCGGCCAAATCGAGCAGCGCCCTGACCTGAAGGAAACAGCATAAATGCCAGTCATCAATGAAATGGCGGAAGCCCTGGAGCAAGTCCGCACAGCCCCCGACGTAACAGACCGCGCCTCTGGCCTAGAGGAAGCGGATCGTATCGGTGGCGTGGCGATGGTGCGTGAACGGCTGCAGGGGCAGGGCGCTGAGGAATGCGAGGAATGCGGCATCGAGATTCCCGAGGCGCGCCGTCGTGCTGCGCCTTGGGCGGTGTGCTGCGTTGAGTGCCAGTCCATCCGTGAAGCGAGGGCCGTATGAATGAGCTGGCTCTTTTCGCGGGCGCTGGTGGAGGAATTCTCGGCGGCCACCTCTTGGGATGGCGCACCGTCTGCGCCGTTGAGCGTGATGCCTACGCAGCACAAGTTCTGGCGCAACGACAAAACGATGGATGCCTCCCAGCTTTCCCGATTTGGTCTGACGTGTGCAGTTTTGACGGAAGACCGTGGCGAGGCCTTGTTGACGTGGTTTCGGGCGGATTCCCGTGTCAGGACATATCCGCTGCCGGGAATGGCGCTGGCATCGATGGCGAGCGTTCCGGCCTCTGGCGCCAAATGGCAAGAATCGTCGGTGAAGTACGACCTCGATTCGTCTTCGTGGAGAACTCACCGCTGCTTGTGGGACGAGGCCTTGCAGTGGTCCTCGGTGACCTTGCCGAGCTGGGGTATGACGCGCAGTGGTTTCGTTTATCAGCATCCGACTGCGGAGCGCCCCATCAGCGCGACCGTCTCTGGCTTGCTGCCAACGCCCCGGGCGAGCATGGGGCCGCATGGGGTTGCCTGGACTCGAGCGCAGGCCGGCGAGCATCGGCACAACCTGGAAGACTTCCTCGCCATGCAGTGGTTGCAGGCGGGCAATCCAGTGGTGCCTGGCCTGAATCCGAACCCGGAATTCATCGAATGGATGATGGGCTTCCCGATCGGGTGGACCGACTTAAAGCCCTTGGAAATGCGCAGGTTCCACGAGTGGCAGCGGCAGCATTCTCCATGCTTGCCGAGCAGGGAGGCCGCGTAAATGGCTGAGAAGATCCGCGTCTCGCACATCGGCGAGCTCTCGCAAGTCAACGCCGCCATCCGCGGCAAAGGCTTCCCCTGCACGGTGACCATCACCGGCGCCAGTCGATCGCTTCCGCAGAACGCGCTGTTCCATAAGTGGTGCGAGGAGATTGCCCGCTTCTTCGTGAGCATGGGCAAGACGACCTTCGCCACCGGTGCCGCCATGGACCGGGACAACGTGAAGCGCAACCTGAAGCAGACCTTCCTCGGCGAGCAGCTGGTCCAGGACATCAACCTGAAGACCGGAGAGATCACCGACCGCTACGAGCTCAAGCACACCAGCGAGCTCGACAAGGGTGAGATGCACGCCTTCATGACCTGCATCGACGCCTGGGCTACCGAGCACGGCATCTACCTGCCGCACCCGGAGGATTCCGAGTATCAGCGGATGAAGATCGAGTTCGGGGAGGCTGCATGAAGGGCCGTAGTCCATCAGCCGAGCAGAAGCGCTACCACGACCTGTTGGCTCAGCGCATCGGCTGCATCGCCTGCCAGAAAGACGGGCGATTCAACCCCTCCGTGAGCATCCACCACTGCGACGGCCGCACCAAGCCTGACGCGCATTGGATGGTGCTCGGTCTCTGCGCCGGCCATCACCAAGACGGCTACGGCGCCCCTGGCCTTATTGCGGTTCACCCATTCAAGGCCCGCTTCGAGCTGGCCTATGGAAAGCAGGAAACACTAATCCGCGACTGCGCCCTGCAGTTGCTTGATATGGGCCTGACGCTTCCTGCGCGGGTCATGGAATTGATCGGACTGGAGCAGGCCGCATGAGCCTAAACGTTGAATGGACCGAGGGCGCGCCCGAAGAAATTAAGCCGGGGATGCTGATTCGCTGGAGCAACGGTGATGTGACGCTAGTTGGCTGCGATATCCCCGAGCACGCCGCCGAGGTGACTGCCGAAGACGCGATCGCATGGGCCTGGATCATCCAGCCGTACCAGCTGCAGTGGGTAGCCGATATGGCCTCCTTTCACCTGATCGCAAACAACAGAGCAACGAGGAAGCCGCAATGAGTGACGAAACCAAAAAGAAAGACACCTTCGGGAATTGGCTGATGCACGTCGCTCTGTGGCTTGCCGTGGTCCTGTTCGCCATGAATCAAGGGGCTCAAGTTGCTGATGCCTACAGAAGCGAGCGGTTCACGGTAATGGCCAGCGAAGGCGTCGTCTGCGCCGTCATCGTGGAAGGCCGCACCCAGAGCATGCAGTGCTTCGATGCGGAGGATGAGGAATGAAAGCCCATCAGATCCTCGAAGCCGGCCTAGGCCACATGAAAGACCGCTCGGCCACCTACGACAAGCCGGCCGGCGAGCGGAGCATGGGCGCCACGGTTGACGCCTTCCGCGCCATCACTGGCCACGACCTCACCGAAGAACAGGGCTGGCTCTTCATGGGCCTGCTCAAGATGGTTCGCAGCCAGCAAGGCGGGTTCCGTGCTGACAACTACGAAGACCTTGCCGCATACGCCGGCCTGCAGGGTGAGGCCGCATGGGCTGAGCGCACCAATCAGGACTTCGGCCAGCAGAACACCCTGGATTACCGCACCGAGGCCGAGAAGGCGGAACTGGCATGAAGATTTCTCGAATCGACGTGATTGGACAGAACGGTAACGATGGGGCGGCCTATGACGGGTTCGGTGCGGAATGGCTCGCTAAATCTGGCCTGCTTGACGACGACGGAGCGGCAGCTGATCGAGGCGGACAAAACGGCCTGCTTCATCCGGTGGAAGTGTCACGGCCTGCCGGAGAAGGAGAAGCAGAGGCTCGGGCCGCAGCTGCTGGCAGCTGTTCCCGAGAGTGCGCGTCCTGCCGTTGTGGCGGCGCTGAAGGCGAGGGGGAGTAGATGACCGAAGTCCTGCTGCCCTGGCCGCCGAAGGAACTCAGCCCTAACTCGCGCAAGCACTGGCGAGCCAAGGCGCCGATCGCCAAGAAGTACCGTGCCGACTGCCATCTGCTTTGTAAGGCAGCCGGGCTGGTAATGCCGGAAGGCCGCGCACTGCTCGCAATCGAGTTCCTGCCGCCCGACCGGCGCAAGCGGGACGACGACAACATGCTCGCCGCATTCAAGGCTGGCCGTGACGGCCTGGCGGATGCGCTTGGCATCGATGACAACCGGTTCGTGACTCAGCTCAGCGTGAGCGACGAAACAGTAAAGGGCGGCGCAGTACGCGTTCGCATCATGAAGTACACCTCGGGGGAGGCCGCTTAATGCTCGCATGTCCGAAGTGCCTGAACACAGGCAGCCGACTTCACTCATACCGCGGCAACAACCGCCGCCTGTGCTGCACCGGTTGCGCGCACATTTACAACGAGAAGCGAGGCGTGGACGTGCCCGAGCTGGAAGGGAAGGCAGAGACCTACGTCATCACCGCCGCCGTGAACGCCACCAAGGCACACGCCGGCTTCCTCAAGACGCTGCAGCTGTATTGCTCCATGCGCGGCGCCAGGCTGATCGTGATCCCCATGCGCTACAAGAACCCGACTCGCCGGGATGAAGTGGCCGATGATGACTGGTGGGATGCCCGCCTGTTGCCGTACATCACCCACGAGCGGACCAAGATTGCCCCCGGGCTGGTCGTGCTGGCTGATATCAAGATCCAGCCGACCGCAGTCAAGCCGCTGCAGGGCTGGCTGACCGTCTCCGGCCGCGACTCTGCCATCCTGGGGCACACCAAGATCGCGCTCGAGTCAGTCGCTACCCGCATGGGTGACCCGGCCAAGCTGGTGCTAACCACGGGCGCCTGCACCGTCGAGCAGTACAGCGACACCAACGCCGGCAAGAAGGGCGAGTTCCACCACACCCTTGGCGCCGTAGTGGTCGAAGTGGACGGCCCGCGCAACCACATCCGCCATATCTGCCCGATGAAGGATGGAAGCTTCATCGACCTCGACACGAAGTACACCGCCAAAGGGCCTGAAAAGGCGCCGCGCGCTGAAGTGCTGACGATGGGCGACATCCATGCGGAGATGGCCGACCCGAGCGTCACAGAGGCAACCAGAGCCCTTGCCGCGCTGATCCAGCCGAAGCACTTGGTTCTGCATGACGTGCTGAACTTCGGATCGGCCAGCCATCACAGCAAGTTCTTCGAGAAGTTCAAGCGCCACGTAGAGGGCACCTCGAGCGTGCTGCACGAGCTGAAGAAGACAGCGCGCCACGTCGATGACCTGGCTTCCTTCGCCGACCAGACGATCATGGTCAACTCCAACCATCACGACCACTTCACGCAGTGGCTGGAGAAGGCCGAGAACGCCAACGACCTCGAGAACGCCATCGTCTTCCACGAGACCAAGGCGGTCATGCTCAAGGCCATTGCCGATGGCGACTACTGCGACCCGTTCCGGTACTGGATGGATTGCCTGATGGAGCGGGGCGATCGGCTCAAATGGCTGCGGCCTGATGAGTCGTTCATGCGCTTCGGGATCGACTTCAGCAACCACGGCCACCGCGGACCGAACGGCGCCCGCGGCAGCACCCAGGCATTCGCCACCGTAGGGGCCAAGGTCACCCATGGGCACGGCCACGGCGCCAGGATCATCGATGGCGCCCACTCGGTCGGTACCAGCTCGCAAATGAACATGGGCTACAACGCCGGCTCGCTGAGTTCCTGGACCCACACCCACGACATCACATACGCCAACGGGAAGCGGGCGCTGATCCACTGCGTCGGCGGTACCTTCTTTCGCCGCGATGCGGCAGCAGCACGGGGAGCAGCAGCATGAAGATGAACAGCGCCCGCCAATTGTGGCATGACGCCTATTACCAGCGCCGCGAGTCGACCACCTCCTATGCGCTCGAGGTGGGAATGCTGCAGGCCAGCATCCAGAAGACCGAGAAGGACCGCCGCACCGACGTGGCGCTCGATCAGGCGCTGTGCGGCATGGTGCAGTCAGTCATCGGTACGCTGCCGGCCAGCCTGCAGTGCTTCGGACACTGGATGTACTCGCCACTGGCCGACGACGATCACCGAGAGATTGCCGAGGAGCTGGTGTTCGCCATGGCCACCGCCAAGCTGCCGCGCATGACAGAAGCCAAGCGCGAGAAGGCGCAGTACGTCGCCAAGGGCGTGCTCTACCGGTACCGCCGCCGGCATCAGGGAGGGCAGAGCTCGACGCCCGACCCGCTGCCTACCCCTGAGACCTTCCGCGCCTGGCTCTTCGACGAGTACGGCGTGCGCCTGTGCAGCGAGAACTGGACACGTGAGTGGGAGTCACACATTGACGCCTTCTTCCAAGCCTGCAATGACATGGACAAGGCCGCGCTGGCACCGGTTTCTGGCCTGCTGTACCAGTGGAAAGAGGCGGCATGAATACGTGAGAAAAACGCTTGCATTCCCGTTCGGCTGATGGCACACTTTCTCCATGCTGTGATTCCTTCGCCTGAAGGGATTGCGGCCAGCACATCGCTCAGTGTGCGACGCATATGCTTCATCGCAGGCCTTCTCACCCTGCTGAAATACTCGAAAGCCCCAGCAGAAATGCCGGGGCTTTTTTGTTCCTGCCGACCGCTGTGTCGGTTTTTTTATGCCGATTCGAAAGCCAATCCGCGCTTCAGTCGGCAATCAAATACCAGTTTCGGGCGCTAAAGGCCGTTTGAATGGCTCGCCACCATGCGCCCAACAATTTCCGGCCCCTACCTCTTACTGCTTCCTAGCTCCCTGGCGGATAGCGACGGTATGTGAGGCCGGACCTATTACTGACGAGACTCCACTATGACCGACAGCCATGAGGGCGGACGCACTGTGCCCGAACGGGTCGGTGCTCTTGAGCAAGACATGCACCTGGTCAAGCACAGGCTTGATCGCTTCGACAGGCATCACGAGGACCTGCCAATGCGGGTAGGGCGTCTCGAGCTGATCGCGCAGACACAATCCGAACTTCTCAAGTCCCTGGATGTGAACGTTCGGGAGATGGGCAAGAAGGTCATGTACGGCCTCGGCGCTGCCGGCGCGATCATTTCCGTGGTGCAGATCGTTGGGCCTCATCTGCTGCGAGCGGTCACGTCATGAGCCTGATCCCCGAATGGCGCAAGTGCTGGCGTATGACCAGTGTTCAGCTCGCCATCCTCACCGCAGTGCTCAACGCAGCAGCCGGTGCATGGGTAGCGTTCGAAGGCCACATCAACCCCGTCGCATGGGCCAGCGTGAACATGGTTCTCGGCGTGGCAATGGCTATCGCCCGTGTGGTGTCGCAGCCGAAGGTGACTGGTGACTCGAAGTGAGACGCCTACACGCCATCCTACTGCTACTTCGCATCGCTCTATGCGTATGCCTGATGGTGGGGATGGAGGCGTGGAAGTGGGCTAGGCGAGAGTGGAAGGGGAGGCGAAATGCTGAAAGTCGTCTTCGAGGGCGCAAAGCGCGCATCTGACCAGCTCGCCAAGTTTGAGAAGCAAGTTCCGTTTGCCACTGCGCTGGCACTAACCAGAACCGCTCAGATCGCCAAGCGCGAGATCGAGAAGGAGATGGGCAGCGTCTTCGACCGGCCTACCCGGTGGACGCTGAATAGCTTGCGGCTATTCCCCGCGAAGAAGGACAAGCTCGAAGCCAGAGTGTGGATGAAGAACGAGGCCGACAAGTCCTCGCCTGCAACCAAGTGGCTAAACCCTGAGATCGAAGGCGGCCCACGCCAAGACAAGGCTAGCGAACGCAACCTGCGCAGGAAGGGGATTCTCCCTGATGGGAAGTACATCGTTCCAGGCAAGGGCGCCAAGCTGGACCGGTTCGGCAACCTCACCAAGGGCACGATCACCAAGGCTCTGTCTGGTGTGGGTGGATTCTCAGAGGCAGGGTTCGCTGCTAACGCCACAGGCAGCAAGCGCAGTAGGCGTAAGGGCAATGCCAAACGCTACTTCGTCATCAGGCGTGGCAACACACCCATAGGCATAGCCGAACGCACCAGTAGGACGCAGATGCATGTCCTCCTGGCTTTCGTGAGTAGGCCCACATACAAGCGTCGCCTCGACTTCTACGGGATAGGCGACAAGGTAGTGAGGCGCCATCTCGCAGCTGAGTATCGCAAGGCGATGGAAAAGGCGATGAGCACAGCGAGGTGAGGGGCACCCCCAGCGGGTCCTTCCGGGCACCCCAGGCCGGCTCGGGTGATTCGAGGCCCGCCTTTTCGCTTCATACGAGCTTTTCCCAGGAGGCGGTTGTTGTTCCGTCATGACCAAATCCGAACCGAAAAAACAGCGCGGCTGGCTCAACAAGAGCGAGATGGCCGCGAGCCTTGGCATCTCCGTCCAAGCGTTCGACAAATGGGGCGTTGAGCCCGTCGAGCGAATTGGCCGCGAGGCCTTCTACGACTGCCGGACCGTTCTCGATAACAGGCTGGCCCGGGCAGAAGAGAAGCACCAACCGATCAGCGATGAAGACGCCGACACCGCTAAACGCCTTGAGCAAGAACGCCTGAGGCTGACTGCGGCCCAGGCTGAAGGCCAAGAACTGAAGAACGACATCACTAAGCGCAAGTCGGTCCCGACCGAATTTGCCACCTTCGTGCTGTCTCGCCTGGCCGCTGAGATCGGGTCACTTCTCGATACGCTGCCCCTGACATTGAAGCGCCGCCACCCTGACCTAGAGGTCCGGCACATCGAATCGGTCCAGCGCGAGCTGGCCAAGGCACGCAACCGGGCGGCGACCCTAGATGACCGCCTGCCTGGATTGCTGAATGAATATCTCGACACCGCAGATCAATGAACTGGCCGGGGCCATTCGGCTCGGGCTCGTTCCGTTGTCGCGCCCGGTGCCGATGACGCCTGTTGAATGGGCGGATGAGAATTTCTATCTGTCCAGCGAGTCGTCCTATCAGGAAGGCCGCTGGGAAACGCTGCCGTTCCAGGTTGCCATCCTAAACGCGATGGGCAACGACGAGATCCGCACGATCAACGTCATCAAGTCGGCCCGCGTCGGCTATTCGAAGATGCTACTGGCCGCTTCGGCCTACCAGATCGAGCACAAGCGCCGGAATATCCTGCTGCTGCTGCCTACCGATGGCGCCGCTGCCGGGTTCATGAAGGCCCACGTCGAGACGATGATCCGCGACGTGCCGAGCATCTACGCTCTGGCGCCCTGGTACGGCAAGAAGCACCGCGACAACACGCTGGACACCAAGCGCTTCAGCCACAGCAAGCAGCTCTGGTGCCTTGGCGGCGCCGCGGCGAAGAACTACCGCGAGAAATCTGTCGACACCATCATCTATGACGAGCTGGCCGCGTTTGAGCCAGACGTGGAGAAGGAAGGCAGCCCGACATTCCTTGGTGACAAGCGGATTGAGGGCTCGACCTTCCCGAAGTCGATCCGAGGCAGCACCCCGAAGATCAAAGGAACCTGCCAGATCGAGGCGGCGGCGAGCGAATCGCCCCACCTGTTCCGGCTTAATGTGCCATGCCCGCATTGTCAGGCTGAGCAATACCTGAAGTGGGGCGGCAAAGACTGCGCGTTCGGCATCAAGTGGGACGCGGAGAGCCCAGGCAACGCCTGGTACGTCTGCGAACACAACGCCTGCATGGTCCAGCAGCACGAAATGCAGGATCAGCACGCGAAAGGGCGCTGGATCTGCGAGAAGACCGGCATCTGGACGCGCGACGGTCTGGACTACTTCAGCGCCGACGGCGAGGTCATTCCGACGCCTGACTCGGTCACCTTCCACATATGGACGGCCTACAGCCCGTTCACGACGTGGGGGCGGATCGTTCTGGACTTCTACAAGGCTAAGGACGACCGCAACAAGCTCAAGACCTTCATCAACACCACGCTCGGCGAAACTTTCGACGAAGACGAGGGCGACAAGGTCGAGTGGGAGACGCTTTACGGTCGCCGCGAGGTGTTCCCGCAGGTTCCGCTGCGAGCCGTAGCGCTTGTTGGCGGTATCGATACCCAGGATGACCGCTATGAAGGTCGTGTGTGGGCGTTCGGCGCGGGCGAAGAGTGCTGGCTTGTCCACCGCTTCATCCTGCATGGCGACCCCGCCAGCGAGGAGCTGCGCCGCAAGGTCGGGCTGGAGATCAACCGGCAGTTCGTTCGGCCTGATGGCCTGCCGATGAAGGTTGATCGCTGGTGCTGGGACTCTGGCGGCCACTACACCGACGAGGTCTACGGCGAGAGCCGGAAGCATGGCGTCACGTGGGTGATCCCTATCCGCGGTGCCAATACCTACGGCAAACCGATCGCCAACATGCCGCGCACGCGGACCAAGGCTGGCGTCTACCTGACCGAAGTCGGCACCGACAACGCCAAGGAGCTGATCTACAGCCGCCTGCGCCTCGGTATCGATACGGCGCGCAGCCAGGCCGGCGACATGCAGCCAGGCGCGATCCACTTCCCGGCCAATGACGACATCTGCGACGAGTCGGAGCTGAAGCAGCTCACGGCCGAAACCAAGCGGCTGAAGATCGACAAGGGTCAGCGCGTTTACAGGTGGGAAGCGAACGGCCGGCGCAACGAGGCGCTGGACTGCTTCGTGTACGCCCTGGCAGCGCTACGGATCAGCCAACAGCGTTTCGGCCTGAACCTCGACGCTATCGACCCGGCGGCGCCTGAAACTCAATCAAACGACGAGCGCCCGCGGGTGCAGTCCTCCTATTGGAGAAAGTGATGGCATTCACGCGCGAGCAATACGACACGCTGAAAGCGGCCATCGCAGGCGGCGAGCTGATGGTTCGCTATGCCGACCGCAGTGTCACCTACCGGTCGCTTGACGAGATGATCCGCACGCTTCGGCTGATGGAAATGGATCTCGAACCGCTTCCCGAAACAGGCCCGAGAGGGCGCACCTACACATCCTTCTCCAAGGGCTACTGATATGGGCGTGATCGACACATTGTTTCCCGGCATGGCCGCGAAACGCGCCGAGTCGCGCCTGCGCAAGGCAAAGGCCGAGCTTGCGGCAAACCTGGTGGCTCGACGCTTCGAGGGTGCGGCAGGCGGTCGACGCAACGAAGGTTGGCGCTCAGCAGGTACAGACGCGAACGCAGAGAACGGACCAGCGCTTGCCCTGCTGCGCAACCGGGCGCGCGACATGCGCAGGAACAACCCATACGCCGAGCGGGCAATTACCGGCATTGCTGACAACGTGATCGGCGCCGGCATCGTTCCGCGGCCAAAGGCAAAGAGTGCGCGGTCAAATAAGAAGCTATCTGCAACCTGGGCAGAGTGGGGCGAAACCACAGCTTGCGATGCGGACGGCATCGAGAACTTCTACGGCCTGCAGCACAAGGTCATGGAGACGGTGGCCGAGGCAGGCGAGTGCTTGATCCGGCGCCGTCGCCGCTTCAGTTCCGATGGCCTGCCAGTGCCAATGCAGCTGCAGGTGCTCGAGCCAGACTTCCTCGACGACAGCAAGTCGGCAAAGAACGGCGGCAACCAGATCATCCAGGGCATCGAGTTCGATGCTCTCGGCCGCCGCGTGGCCTATTGGCTGTTCGATGAGCACCCTGGCGCCGCAACGGGCCTCGCGTCGATCCAGTCCCGGCGAGTGCCGGCAGAAGACGTGATTCACGTTTTCTTGCCGCGCCGGCCAGGACAGGCCCGCGGTTACACCTGGCTTGCGCCGGTCATGCAGCGTCTGCGTCAGTTCGACGAGATGGAAGACGCGGTGATGGAGCAGGCCAAGATCGCGGCGTGTTTTGCCGCGTTCATCACGCCTGGCGATATGGGCGCTAGCGGGAAGCCGCCGCCGCTCGTTGACCGGGTCGAGCCAGGAATCATCCAGCAGCTTGGCATCGGTGAGGACGTGAAGTTTGGCACCCCGCCGAGCTTCAACGGCTACAGCACGTATGCCTGGCAGACCATGCACGCAGTCTCGGTCGGGCTGGGTGTTCCGTATGAACTCCTGACTGGCGACCTCAAAGCCGTGAACTTCTCTAGCGGCCGGATGGGCTGGCTGCACTTCGCGCGCCGCGTGGACGTGTGGCAGTGGCGCATGGTCATCCCGCAGCTATGCGAACGGGTCTGGGGCTGGTTCGTCGAGGCGCAAACGCTAATTCCTGGCGGAGTGCTCGAGGAAGCCGGCGCCGAGTGGGTGCCGCCTCGCCGCGACATGGTTGACCCGAGCAAAGAGGTAGCGGTCATCAAGGATCGCATGCGCCTCGGCCTGCTAACGCCAGACGATGCCCTGCGCGAGATGGGTTACACGGACCCGGACGAGGTTCTGGACCGGTTCGCAATCCACCTGAGCAAGGTCGACAAGGCCGGGCTGGTGTTCGACTACGACGCCCGCAAGGTCTCCGCGGCGGGGCAGCAGACGCTCCCGCCATCCGCAACCACCGAGAGCACCAACGATGACGGAAGCGACGATCAAGACGCTTGAGACGCCGATGCTCAGCCTGCGCGCTGCCGTGCGGCCTGGCTCAGTGGACATCGAGCAACGCACCGCCGAGTTGACCTGGACCACTGGCGCTAAAGGGCGCCGCTGGTCCTGGGATGTCGGCAGTTACATGGAGGAGCTGGAAGTCAGCGAGAAGGCCGTCCGGCTGGAGCGACTGAACAACGGCGCGCCTCTGCTCAACGCGCACAGCGCCTACGACCTCGACGATGTGATCGGCGTTGTCGAGCGGGCGTGGATTGAAGGAAACGAAGGCAAGGCGATTGTCCGCTTCAGCCAGCGCGAAGAGGCCGATGCCATCTTCCGCGACGTGAAGGACGGCATCTTGCGCAACATCTCGGTCGGCTATGCGGTGCACCGCTACGAAGTGGCCGAGGAAGAAGACGACAAGCTGCCGACGTACATCGCCCGCGATTGGGAGCCGATGGAGTTGTCGCTCGTGCCGATCGGCTTCGATGACGGCGCCAAGATCCGCAGCGCCAAAACCCCGGCCGAGTACCCGGGCCAGCGCTTCAACACGCAATTCGAAATCCGGGAAGCCGAACAGGCCCCCGAGCAACCGGCCGCCGTGGCCACTGAAACCCAAGAGGAAAACGAAATGACCGACGAATCCCGCGCGGCCGAAGATCAAAGCCAAGCCGCCATCGAAGCAGAGCGCAAGCGCTGCCTCACCATCCGCAGCATGGCCAAGAAGGTCGGCATCGCCGACGATTTCGCCGACGACCTGATCGCTCGCGGTGTCAGCTCCAGCGATGCCAGCGCCGCAATGATCGACAAGCTGGCCGAGCGGCAGTCTTCCGATCAGCCCAACACCCGCAACGCTCAGCCGACCGTTGTCACCTCCGGCGTCGACGCCTCCGTGGTAGCCGCCAAGCGTAGCGCCATGCAGAACGCTCTGCTCGCTCGCTGCAACCCCAGCATCCAGCTGGAAGAGAACGCCCGCGAGTTCCGCGGCATGCGCCTGATCGACATGGCTCGCGAGTCCGTCGAGATGGCCGGCGGTAACGCCCGCGGCATGACCCCGCAGGAAATCGCCCGCGCCGCGCTGGGCTGCGACCGCACCGCCGTTCGCGCTGCCGGCATGCACTCCACCTCCGACTTCCCGATCCTGCTCGGCTCGACCGTCAACCGCACCCTGCGCGATGCCTATGCGCTGGCGCCGCAGACCTGGCGTCCGCTGGGCCGTCAGACCACCGTGTCCGACTTCCGCGAAGTCAGCCGCGTAGCGCTGGGCGACATCGCTGCGCTGGAGAAGGTCAACGAGCACGGCGAGTACAAGTACGGCTCGCTGGGCGAAGAAGGCGCGCCGCTGAAGGTCGGCAAGTTCGGTAAGATCATCGCCATCACCTGGGAAGCCATCGTGAACGACGACCTGTCGGCCATGACCCGCATTCCCCAGGCGCTGGGCGCTGCTGCTGCTCAGACCGAGTCGGATGTGGTCTGGAACCTGCTGCTGGGTAACCCGAACTTCGTCGATGGAACTCCGGTGTTCCATGCTGACCACGGCAACCTGGCCGCCAGCGGTGGCGCGATCAATACCACTACCCTGGCCGCTGCCCGCGCTGCAATGCGCAAGCAGAAGTCCAAGGCTGGCCACTTCCTGAACCTCGGCCCGGAATACCTGGTTGTTGGTCCGGACAAGGAGCTGGAAGCCTACCAGTTCACCAGCTCCAACTACGTGCCGGCCAAGAACGCCGACATCAACGACAGCCGCAACGCTTCGCTGCAGGTCATCGTCGATGCTCGCATCACCGGCAACCAGTGGTATCTGTACGCCGCTCCGGGCCTGGTCGACACCTTCGAATATGCCTACCTGGAAGGGGAGCAGGGCGTGTTCACCGAAACCCGCGAGGGCTTCGAGGTTGACGGCATGGAGATCAAGGCTCGCCTGGTCTTCGGTGCCGCCTGGATCGACTACCGCGGCGTTTACAAGAACGCTGGCGCCTAACCCGCCGTGACCTGACAAGGGCGCCCATCGTGGCGCCCTCTCTGTTTTCTGTATCCCGAGGAGGGAACGATGAAGAACTTCATTCAACACGGCGACATGGTCACCATCGTAGCCGCCGCCGCCATCACTTCCGGCCAGCTGGTTCGCGCGAACAGCCTGGTCGGTGTCGCTGCGACCGATGCTGCCATTGGCGAAGAAGTCGAGGTCAAGACCTCCGGCGTCTTCGAGGTTGCCAAGACCAGCGCCCAGGCTTGGGAAGTCGGCCAGCCGGTCTACATGATCGCTGCCAGCGGCCTTGCCACCAACGTGGCCGGGACCGGTAACTACCTGATCGGCGTTGCCGTGAAGGCGGCTGCCAACCCGTCTGGCACTGGCGTTGTGCGCCTGAATGGCTCGATGGGCCATCCAGTAACGGCGTAAGGCCATGAGCTGGGCAGCGATGCGCGACCGGATGGACCGGAGCGTGCTGGCCAAGCTGAATGACGGGGTCGCGCAGTATTGCGGCCCCGGCAGACAGCCGCGAAGCGTCACGGTAATGATCGAGCGCAATCTGGTCCAGAACGGTCCCGAGGGCATGTTCCGGTCAGAGGCGACCGGCTTCACTTGGCACAAAACCGAACTAGAAGGCGCGGAGCGTGGCGCAGTCCTGATCTTTGATCGGTGCCGATACGTCGTCGAAGAGACGGTTTCGGATGACGGTTACTTTGTGACTGTCGCCTGCATGGAGTCCAGATGAACATTCTGACCGATGCAAGGCTGGCCCTTGTGGCGCGCCTGCAGACGATCACGGTTGCCAATGGCTACCGGACGAATGCGGGGCAGAACGTGCGGACTGGCTGGTTCAGCGAGGTGCTGGATGAGGGCGGCGTCGGATTTCCGCTGATTGTCGTCCAGAAGGCCAAGGCGATGGATCCAGAGCCGGGGGCCGGCGCTATGCGTCTGTTTCCTGGCTTCAACGTCGTCGGCGCCGTAGACGCAAGCCTGAATGATTACGACGACGCGCTGGAGGCAATCGAGCTGGACATTCTCCAGTGCCTGCTGCCAGAGCACGGCCAGTTCATGCGCTGGGAGTACAAGCCGCCAGGGCTATGCGGGGTGACCGTTGGTGCTCCGGAGAGCTTCCCGCCAGGCAATGGCCTGAGCGCGGCAAGCGTGCTCGTCCCTGTCCACCTGCAGGCTGTTATCGCACAAGCCGCTTGATCAAGGGCAACCGCCCACCAATTCACAACAGCGCAAAAGCCGGATAACTGTCGGCCCGCTCTGCGCTGCCTATGAGGAAATGAACCATGTCTGATTTGCGCGGCGCGTTTCTCGGGGTCGGAAAGATCTACCTCGAGGACTTGGACGAATCCAAGGGCCTGCTATTCATCGGTAACTGCAACTCGCTGACCTACGAGGCGTCGCCTCAGGAGATCGAGGAGCAGGACTACACAACTCCCGGCGGCGGCCTGGACTCTTCCGTTCAGCGCATTACCGCGTTGAACGTGAACTACAACGCCCGCCACTTCAACAAGCAGAACATGGCTCGCGCGATCTACGGATCTGCGACTGATGTGGCTGCTGGCACCGTCGTCGACGAAGTGCACACTGCACATCCGGGCGCCCTGATTCTACTGAAGAACCCAGGCGCCTCCGACGTTGTTGTGACCGACAGCACCGGGACGACTACGTACGTCCTTGACGTCGACTACACCTTGGACCCGGCAGGCTTCCCTGTCATCACTGAGGGCGGCGCGATCAGCGCTGCGACCGAGATCAAGGTCAGCTACGACTATGCCAAGCACGTCACCATCCAAGCGCTGGTGAAGTCCGGCAAGCGCTTCAAAATGGTCTTTGTCGGCCTCAACGAGGCGCGCTCCGGAAAGCCTGTCGTGATCGAAGTCTTCCGCGTGAACCACTCGCCGGCCACCCTGAGCTTCATCGGTGATGAGTTCCAGGGTATGGAGTTCACTGCCAAAGCAGAGAAAGACCCGACAGTGGTTGGTACTGGCCTTTCGCAGTACATGACCATCAAGGACGTTGATTAAGCGCCCGAGTCCAAGCCCATCGGTTCGGTGGGCTTTGGCGCGTGCGCCGTGATAGATTTCCCTCTCCTATGGGGAGGGAACCTTATGCAGTGTCCTAACTGCGGCTACGAGCCGACGCTGGCGGAAATGCAACACAGCCCTGATGATTGCGTGAAGTGCGGAATCAACTATCAGGGGTACGCAAGATCGTTGGAGCGCCGCGCCGAGGAAGATCGTGAGCGGCGGGCGAAGCTTGCTGCAATGGCCCCAGCTGTAAAGGAAGTCGCCCAGGCCTACGCCGGGGCTCAGCCGGTGGTTGTAGTCGATATCAAGATGGGCTTCTGGTCCATGGTGATATTCATGGTCAAGTGGGCCATCGCCGCAATTCCGGCCCTGCTGATTCTGTCGCTACTAGCTGGACTGGTTGCGTCGCTGGTAATCGCGGTTCCGAGCTTTTTCGAATACCGTGATCGCGCGCAGGCCAGTAGTGCTCAGGCGCGGACAGCTCAGCCAAGTTACGAATCAATTCCTGTTCTGTCTGACCCTGCCGGCCGGTACTTCTTGGTGGACATCGAGCGGGCCGGCTCAAACGTTGTGATCACGACCCGCAGAGACGGGAGTGCCGCGACAACTTACCTGAGGCGCTTTGTCGATTGTCGCGCCGGGACAAGCAAGTCTCTAGGGGAGTCCGAATCGCTGGACGACTTGGAGATCGCCGATTCGGAGCAACAGATTGCCCCGGTGGCTTATGGGTCGGCGGCATACTACATAGCCAGGCGTGCCTGCCAAGGCATACCAATAGCTCACCAATCGCTTCAATGACCCGCTCCGGCGGGTTTTTTATTGCCCGAAGGAAAGTCAATGTCAGAGCTACAGATCCTCTTCCCGGATGCCGTGTCGGTTCATTTGGGCGCGCGTGTCGTGCAGATCAGGCCAGTTCGGTTCTGCGATTTCGAGCTATTTGGCCGTGTCTCGCAATCTCTGATCGGACTATTGAAAGACCCGAGCATGGAGTGCATTGCCGGTTACTCAGCAAAACGGAGCGAGCTAAACGCTCTGCTGCGGAAAACAACTAGCCTCAGCGCTTTTTCCATCTGGCGTATGCCTGCGGCTGCTGCGGTTGAGCTTGCTGTCTGTGTGATCAAGGTCAATTCAGGTTTTTTCGATCAGGCCCTAGTGAATCTGGCGGGGGTTCTTCTTGGGCAGACGCAGCGCAACAGCTGATCAGCGCCGGTCATAGATGGGCCGACTTGCAGCTTTACACCCTTCCGCAACTAGAGACATTCCTGGCGTCGGTCTCTCGTATCAGTAGAGAGGACATGCGGGCTTCGATCATAGCCGGTCGGGTTGCGCAGGCTGATCAGAAGGGCTTCAAAGAATTCATGAAAGGGCTGCGCTGATGACAAGCAAGATCACCACACAGCTGGTCATCGATGGCAAGAACACTGGTGCCAGCAAGGCTATCAAAGAGGTAGAAGGACAGCTTGGCGGCTTGTCTTCTACGGCGAAAAAGGCTGGTGCTGCGCTGGCCGCAGCCATCTCTGTTGGCGCCATTTCCAGCTGGGTCAAAGCAAGTATCGACGCCGCTGACGCAAATAGAAAGTCGGCTCAGTCCGCTGGCCTGGCGGTGGAGGAGTACACCGCGCTTCAATATGCGGCGAAACTTGCCGGTGTTGAGGCAGGGTCTCTCAATAGCGCGATGGCCAGGCTTAACCGAACCATTGCTGAAGCTGCTGTAGGCGGGAACAACCAAGAAGCCGCATTCAGCAGGCTAGGTATCGCGGTCAGGGATAGCGCCGGAAATCTCAAGACCGGTGACGTGATCCTTGCCGAGATTGCAGACCGATTCAAAGAACTGCCGGATGGCGTGCAGAAGTCAGCCATCGCAATGGAGCTTTTCGGGCGCTCCGGAACCCAGCTTATACCGCTCCTGAACGGTGGCGCGGACGGCCTGGCTGATTTGCGGAAAGAGGCGGAAGCGCTCGGCCTAGTAATGAGCGACACGCAGGCTGCTCAGGCTGAAGTATTTAACGATAACCTGACGCGGCTGGGCGAGGCATCAGGCGGCGCAGCGAATCGCGTAGCTGGCGAACTGCTGCCAAGCCTTGTCGACCTGTCCGACCTGTTGGTCGACCTGAACAAGGATGCCGGCGCCACGACGATTGTCGCGGATCTGCTTGGCGGCGCGGTCAAGGTTCTCGCGTCCGCGGTACTCATCGCTGGCAACGGGTTCGGCTCTCTTGGTCGATTGATAGGTGCCGCTGCTGCCGCTGCTGTCTCGGCTTCAAGGGGTGAGTTCGCGCAGGCTGCGGAGATCATGAGGCAAGTCAGCAGGGACAATGCGAAAGAACAAGCCTTGATGATTGAGCGCGTCAAGGGTCTATGGTCCGGCGCCGGAGAAGAGGCAGCAAGGGCTGCCGTTGAACTGAAAAAGCAGCAAAGGCAGCTCGAAATAATCAGCAAGGGCACGGTCGATGCCTTGGAGGCCGATCAGAAAAGGCTAACCAAGGCAATCAAAGATCGCATTCGCGAAGTATCTGCCGCTGAAAATGCAGCCAATAGGGATCTGGAGAAACTCAAAGCCGATAGGCTGAAAATTGAGCAGCGATACCAGGAGGCCATCGCCGGCATGAATGCTGGCGGTGAGTCGTCTTATGGCGCCGCCCAAGCGTTGAAAGTGGGCGCCCGTGAAGCACTGCGCGCTGGCGACGTTGAGGGAGCACAGGCGAAGGCACAGGCCGCGCTCAAGATGCTGCAGGACCTGCAGGCGGCCGGGGCAAACACTTACGGCTTTGCGGGCTTCATTGGCGAACTGCGCGACATCGAGCTAGCAGCCAATGACATTGAAAAGGGCAGGGCTGAGGAGAAGATCAAGGCGATCAAGGATGAAATGACGCAGCTTAAGAAGGCCGCAGATCAGCTCAAGGATATGCCCGTCAGTGTGAAGATGGATGAGGCGGCACTTGCTGCCGTCCGGGCGCAGCTTGATGAGCTGGCAAATCGCGAGATCATCGTGAAGGTCGGCGCGCAGTACGACTTCAGCCAGCCCTACACCCTGCAAGACCCTGGCCCGGAGCCTCAAAAGTACGCCACTGGCGGATATATCAGCGGCCCCGGCACCGGTACAAGCGACAGCATCCCAGCCTATCTGTCTAACGGCGAGTACGTCATCAACGCTGCGGCCGTGCGCAAACTTGGCCGGCGGCACCTCGACATGCTCAACAGCGGCATCCCCATCCCTCGGTTCGCCGATGGCGGAATGGTCGGGACGGTTGCCAGCATGCAGCCATCCGCTTTGTCTGGTCTTGAAAACTGGGGCAAGGCCACGCTCGTTGATGGTGGCAACCAGTTAGAAGTTATCTTGCCGCGAGACTCTTTCGAAGCCCTGCTCAGTAGGACGGCTCGAAAGCATGGGAGAACTCACTCGTAGCGCATTCTGATATCGGACTGCTAGCATCGAGGTCCACTCCCTCCTGAAGGAAACGGAAATGAATGATGCGGATGCACTGACATTGGTCAACTCTGAGTGCGACTGGATGCTTCAGACGCTGGTCCACAGCGCAAACGTTGGGGTTGAGATTGGCGTAACTCTGACGACTGCTGCCGGTATTGTTACTGGGACGATCATTGGGGGCGCCAAATACATGGATCAGCAGAAGGCGTTACTAGCTGAGCGGTGGGGGACCGACGAGCTGCGATCATCATTTGACGACATATTCACTGCGTGGCGTGAACGTTACGTGCAGAAGGACGATGGGGAGGAGCCTAGCGCGCCGATCTATATCCACCTAAGCAGCGCGAAGCTGCTCACTCACGGTCAATTCGTTCCGTCCGACCCCGGAATGCTCTGGCGTGGGAAAATCAACGAAGTGATCGGTTTCAGTATTGGAATCTTGTCAAGAAACTAGTTGCCGCTAGGCCAAACCAGCCCCGCTCGTGCGGGGCTTTGTCGTTTCTGGAGCCTGAGAAATGCCACAACCTCAAATCATGCTCGGCGGCGTGCCGATCGTGCTGCACGCTGGCGCGCCGGTTTTGAGCGAGGAGCCTATCGGCGGTGAAACGTCGATGCGGACGAGCGACGGCGCGCTGGTGTCGATGACGCATTGGGAGCGGATGTCCGGAACGATCAGCGGGAATGGCTGGATGCCGCCGGGGCTTCACGGCCTCGACTACAGCCAGCCGCTAGAGCTGCGGTCGACGAAGGTGCAGAGCGTGACGGGCACAGGCCTGACACAAACGCTGCGCGGAACGCCGCGGCCGGATGTTGCGCCGTGGGCACAGGCGTTGGTCGGTGACGATTGGGCCAATACGGCCTGCAGCGTCACCGATGGCGTCGCTACCGTTACGTCCGTCGCCGGCGCCACGCTCTACCGCGTGTGCTGGATGCCGATCTATAGCGTGAAGGCCAAGCGGCCGTCAGAAACGCAGGATTCAGGAACTGCCAGCCATAGCTGGTCCATCACCTGGGAAGAAACCTAATGCTCAACGCCTCGCCACTCAACGCCGTGCCGCTGAATGGCGTAGCTGGAACAGCTGAGCCCGAATACATCGTGCGCGGCCAGTCGTTCGTGTGGGCGCTGCGCGTGTTGGTTGGCGGCGTGAACCGAACGGCGCAGCTCACCGGCAAGGTGACCATAGACCGAGAGGAGGGCGCCGCTGGCATCGCTGGCTTTGATCTGTTCATCGCGCCTGGCGTGGCCGTCGTGCCACCGGACTGGAAGGGCAGGCCGGTATCGATCGACTACATCAGCACGAGCCAGGGCGCTACGACCGAGGCCCGCCGCTACACGGGCCAGATCAGCATCGCCAACTGGAATCCGGTCAGCCGGGTGCTGACGTGCGAATGCTCGGACCAGCTGCAGCAGCGAGTCGAAGGCATGACTGTCGCGGCGATCGATTCATTGGTGGGCGGCTTCTGGTCGACGGATGTGTTCGAAGAAGTCGAGGGGCGCAGTCATTGGGACTACGCCCGCGAGCGGTTGAGCACCAGGCCGGTGAGCTTAGATTGCTCGCCGACTGGCGATCTGCGGGTCACCAGCTGGTACGCCACGGCTCCACAGTTCGTGTTCGGGCCTGGCACCACGCTCTATCAGACCGTTGACCTGCAGCAGTCGGACCTGGACGAGTCGACCAATCGCGTCGAGATCGAATTCGGTTATCGCTACAACCGGCTGTGGCAGCTGAACGAGCGCTATGTCTGGCGCCACCCGGGTACATTGGGGCTGGATGGGATGGCCGGCTTCTGCCAATGGCGCACCGACCCAACCGAGCTGCCGCAGATTGGCATGGTTGAGGACGCGGCCTCGGGCAGTGGGCAGACGGTGCTCAACCCGGACTATTACCGGCTGCCGCTGACCATGGCCGACCCATGTGGCACAGGTGTCGGTTGGACGAACGTCTACGACGACCTCTTGCTCGGCGTGACATGGACCGGCGCGCGGCGCTGGGTGCAGACCGTGACCGAGACGTACAGCCTCACGCTGGCCACCGCAGCCGGCGAGGCCGAGGCCACCAGGATCGTGCAGCGCTCGTCGGCAACGGTGAACGTCGAGAGCGATATGGCTGAGGCCTGGACCGAAGGACCGATCGACGGTTCCGGCGGGGCATTCGACATCCCGAACGACGCCCGCCGCAATGCGGCCATGGTTGTGGCGCTTCGCATGGGGCAGGTCGAGATCATCGGCGCGCACCGCGAAACAACGGTGTCGTGGCAAGTGCCGACCAGCATGGCGCTGGGCGTAGACCTGGTGCACACGCTGCAGGTCGCCGATCAGGGCGTAACCGCAAGCGGCAAGTGCCGGCGCATCGTCGACAGCTTCGACCTCGGCTCTGGCTCTGCCGTTACCACGATCAGCATCGCCATCATGCGTGGCGGCGGGGTGAGCGATCCTCTCACGCTGCCAGGCCGGCTTGGCGAGGGACAGATCGGCGAGGGCGAGGGCAATGTGTTCTACACGCCTCTGCCAACCCAGCTCGGCGGCCGAACGGGCATCCCGCCCTACGACGATGAACTGGATGGGTTCGCCGGCAACTACAGCCAGAACAATCCGAACGCTGAGGTCTTCCCGCGCCGGTTGAGCGTAACGGCCGCTGAGATCCCGGCTGCGCAGCGCGACGAACAACTGCTTGATGCCGCGGTGCTCTACCGCGTCGGCATCCCCAACGATCTGCTGGAGCTGTGATGGCCTACATCAACAACTACCTCGAGCCCATCGAGCTGGCTCAAGGGGCGACCTCGGCTGTGCTGGCCCTGCCGGATGGCAGCTATCGGCTGACGCTCTCCGATGCGCTGCGTATGCGCTGGGAGATCGTCGATGCCGTTGTCGTTAGCGGCGCCGCGACTTTGACGCGGGCGAGGGAGGGCACCGCCGACCAGCTCTGGCCTGGCGGCAGCGTCATCTACTGCACCGTAACCGCGGGCCAGCTCAACGCACTGTTGACGCGAATTGCCGAGGCGGAAGCGCGCATTGCGGCGCTCGAGCAGGGCGGCGCGGCAGGGGCGCTCACCAACGAACAAGGCCAGCCGCTGACAGATGCGGGCGGCAACATCCTTACGACTGGAGACTGACAGATGCCGCAGCACATATTTACCGGCGAAGGCGAGCCGACCTCGGTTCAGCCGAATAACCCTGGCGATCACTACATTGATCAGGCCGAAGTGCCGCCCGCAACGTATCTTGCTGTCACCGACGGGGCCGGCCTGTTCTGGATGCGGGTTGCCCCGAGTAATGTCGGCACAGGCGCTCCGTCTGGCGCGCCTGCTGCTGGGGCGCTCTATGTCTCACGGGAAGGCTCGTCCGACCGTCGCGTTGCAGTTGGCGACGGCGCAGAGTGGACATGGCTCGCAAGCATGAAGGTGCGCGATACGCCGCCGGGCTCTGCTTGGAATGAGGTGCCGGGGCTGTATCTGGATAACCTGGCCGGTAACCTCTACGTCAGCGACGGCGAGGGCAACTGGTTCAGCGTGCCCGTTACTCCGGTCGTGTGATGGCTCTCGGCGATAGCCGCCGAGCCTCCGGGCAGGCAATGGAGCAAAGCCGTCGCGCGCTAGGCCGTGCCAATGAGGCGGCGCGGCGCGCGCTTGGCGATGCGATGGAGAACAGCCGTCGCGGCACCACGGTCGTGCAGGACATCAACCGCCTCACTCGGCCGCAGCCGCCGCGCCGTCCGCTGCCAAGCATCGAGCCGGTCGGCGCCTTGCCAGCCGCGCGCGGTCGGGGCGACTACAAGGCGCCACCGCCATCGGCGGCCGGCGGCATTGCCAGCCCCCTGAAAGAGACGGCCAATAGCCGCGAGTACTACGCCGCGGTCAACCGCCCATCCACCGATGGCATGGTGTTCTTCAGCGTGCGCGCCGTCCGGCGCGTGCATATGACTGACGCCAACGATGCCGAGGTGGTCCTGGAGTTCGAGAATGTCACTAGCTGACCTGCCACTGAATGATCAGGTCGTCGAGTTCGGCTTTGGATGGCACGGGCGGCATGTCGTGCCACTCACCGGGGCGCCCTATGTCGAGTTGCCCAGCGGGCGGAAGGTCATGGCGCCGGAAATCGGCAACGAGGCGCACCCGTCCACGTTTCTGGTGGATAACGGCATGCCTGCGGTGACCACCGTGCTGGATGATCCCGAGGCGGCTCTCTGGAGCGTGGCCATCACCAACGGGAGCGGCACCGACAACTTGTTCCGGCACTGGACCAGGGGAAATCCTGCCATCAGGCTCCTCCGGGTCGGCGATTCGTTCAGAGCAGTGGACCCATCGATAACCAATTTCGGCGCTTATGCGTTGGTGCGTGCTGGCGTGCAGACGGGCATTGCCGACCAACAGGTGCCGCTGTCTGCGCTGGGTAACGTGCCGAGCGACTTCAATCGCGCGCAGGTAGTCGACATCAGCCCGGACGGGCGCCGCTGGATCTTCGCGCTCAGCAGGACCTCCAACCAGGTCTCTCCCTATCAGATCGCGATCAACGACGTGACCTATAGCGGGCCGCTGGCGTTGATCGAACTGGTGTTCAACGCTGGCGTCACGGCGATGACCTACCGTGTCGTGGCCAGCTACGAGCAGTGCGCAGGCGTTGTGGTCAGCAGCCAGAACGGCGCCGATCTCCAACAGCGGGTTCACGTGCTGCGTATCGGAAGCACCGGAATCGTCGGCGAGAGCGACTACGAATGGACGCCCAGCTGGTCGCTGGAGGGCTCCGGCGAGCCGGCGTCCTGCAGTACCAGTTCAGCCGACCCCTGCTCCGATGCGTTTCGGTATTCGACCGGGACCTCTGTAGGCACGTCCCGCGTCGAGATAGTGACAGGAGCCTGGTACGACGCTGCGGGCGTGGCGCAGCTGGTCACCCTGCGCGTGGATGCAGAAACCACGCTGGCCAAGGGAAGCCCGGCGCCCGGGCCAGGCGGGCGTTACTACTGGGATACCTACACCATCACCCGCAAGGTTATCGGCTATGCATCCTATGCGGGCGGTGCGTTCGGCGAGTATTTCAACCTGCACTGGACTGACCAGCAGACGGCCAGCGGTCGAGTCTTCAACATGGCGCTCGGCGGCACGTCGATTTTCAGTTTCAGCGGTGCTCATCCCGTGCCGACCACGCACCAAACCGGCACCCAGCCAAGGCAGGATGCGCCGTCGGTCAATCGAGTGTTCGCTGCCGGGTTCGCCACGACGTTCAACGTCACGGTCAACCTGGCGCACGAGTTCTCCAACAAGGTGCGCGGCGCGATCGTGCGGGCGGAAAAAGCGGATTTCTGCGAATACACCGCCAGCGCCTGTATGACCCCGGCGGGGGTCGATGCAGGGTATCGCTCCACCGGGAATCTCTACCCTGGCGACCGGAATGACCGCGCCAACTTCAATCTCGCGCTCTGGCAGCACCACACCAACTTCCAGACCGGAAGCTACAACCCGGTGACCGGGCAGGTGGTGCGCAGCCTGGTTGGCGGCGAGCGCTACACCTGGGTCTGACCCAACACAACGACGCACAGCCCGCCAAGCGCGGGCTTTATTTTGCCCGGAGCAACCATGCAGCCAGCAAAACACGATCTGCACATCGTGCAGGGCTCGACCCTGCGCGACACCCTGCGGCTGATGCAGCCGCGCTACGAATACCGGCCAATCACAGCTCTCGGCGGTTCGCCGCTTCGCCTCACCGTCGATCACGGCTTGCCGGGAAACTGGCTGGCATGGGTGCAAGGCGTAAGCGGGATGCAGGACATCAATCGATCCCAGCGCGAGAAGCCTCACCGCGTCACGGTCGTGGACGCATCCACGCTGGAGATAAACGCGCTCTCGGCGTTTGGCCTTAACCCCAGCGGCGGGCAGCTGATCTACAAACCCCCGGTAGATCTGACAGGCGCCGAGGTGCGCATGCAGATCCGGGCCGGCCTCGGCGGTGCTCTGCTGTTGGAGCTCACGACCGAGACCGGCGGCTTGGCCATCGCTGGCCCCGGCACGCTGACTCGCACCATGAGCGCAGCGCAAACGGCTGCGCTTACGTGGACCGATGGCGTGTACGACCTCGAGGTCGAGTACGCGGACGGCACCGTCCAGCGCTACCTGCAGGGGTCCGTCACCGTCAGCCGCGAGGTGACCACATGAGCATCGCGATCTGCGGTGATCCCGAGGTGCTGGTCATCGAGGCCGGCAGCGAATACGCCGTGGCGCTCGAGCCGGACGCCGAGACGGTCGTCGTCATGGCCGGCGAGCAGGGTCCGCCCGGGCCGCCAGGCAAGAACGCGCCAGGCGCTGGCGATGCCCCGCTGATCAGCGAAGACCCCGACAACCGCCTTACCCAGGGAAGCGACGACGGCCTATACGTCCGCGATGACCTGATTCCAGACCCTCTCGCCTACTACATTCTCGCAAAAGGTTGAGCCCATGAGCCTCGAAACCAAAATCATCGCTGTCGTCCAGGCCATCGGCGCGGACATCAAGGACTTGCGCACCAAGCAGGGCGACCTGACAGCGCTCAGCACAACGGCCAAGGGCAGCATCGTCGCAGCCATCAACGAGCTGTACACGTTGCTCGGGTCATCCGGTGCAGTCATCGACGACACCGCAGGAGACGGCGCCACCTCCGTCACCTGGTCGGCCAACAAGATCTTCGACTCCATCGCTGCCGCCTCGGCCGCATTGAAGAACGAGCTGGTAGATGGGGCAGGCGCCGCGCTCGACACGCTCAAAGAGCTGGCAGACGCGCTGAACAACGACCCGAATTTCGCTGCAACCATCGCCAGTGAGATCGCCAATCGGGTGCGCTACGACGCGCCGCAGACCCTCACCACCGCGCAGCAACTGCAGGCTTGCCAAAACATCGGCGTCGGCAACCCTGAGCGCGATTTCGTAGCGGACTACACCACAGCCAAGGCGTAAATCATGAGCCTACAGACCCGCATCACTGCACTTGTGCAGGCAATCGGCGCGGATATCAAGGCGCTGTATTCTGGCAAGGTTGGCACCTCCGATGCTCGCCTGACTGACGCACGCGAGTGGACGGCCTCGACCGTCACTCAGGCCGAAGCTGAAGCCGGCACCGCCACGACTCGTCGTGCCTGGACCGCCCAGCGCGTGTTCCAGGCGATCGCAGCCTGGTGGGCTGCCAGCGCGATGAAGACAAAGCTCGATGGCATCGCGGCCGGCGCCACGGCAAACGCAACGGACGCCCAGCTGCGCGACCGTGCGACTCATACCGGCAGCCAGGCGATCAGCACCGTGACCGGTCTGCAGACCGCGCTGGATAACAAGATCAACACCAGCGAGCGTGGCGTCTCCGGCGGCGTGGCCACGCTGGACGAGATCGCCCGCATCCCGCCTAGCCAGTTGCCGAGCTACGTCGATGACGTGCTGGAATACGCCACCACGGCGCAGTTCCCCGCGACGGGCGAGGGCGGGAAAATCTACATCGCCATCAACCAGGGCACCGCGGCGAACCCAACCCGCCAGTACCGCTGGACCGGATCGGTGTATGCGGAGATCAACCCGTCGCCGGGCACCACCGATGCCCTGGCCGAGGGCTCGACCAACCTGTATTTCAGCGAGCACCGGGTTCGCAACACGGTGCTTACCGGCCTGAGTCTGGCTGTGTCCACGGCAGTGACGGCGGCAGACAGCGTACTTACAGCGTTCGGGAAGATTCAGGCCAGACTTAACCTGCTAGGTACGGCTGCTAACGCTAATGTGCAGGCCAATGCAGCTGATACGTCTGTTGGCGCTGTGCTGCTCAATGGAGCACATGGGCTTGGCCGTCCACTGTCCGTAGGAAGCGCCGATCTGAACGGAATCAGAACCAGCGGTTTCTATCGGAGCGACGCTGGAGCCAACGCGCCAATCGGGTTCGGCTATTCACCGCTTCTCGTCATAAACGCCAACGACACGCTAGCGCAGATAGCCGTAAATTACGGTGATGGGCAAATGTTCGTGCGCGGCGCTTATCCAGACGGCGGCATTTGGAGTCCGTGGCGTAAAATATGGCACGACGGCAACTTCAACCCCGCCACGAAGCAGGACAAGTCCTCCCTCATCACCACGGCCACCAGCCGCACGTTGGCCCTGACTGATGCCTGGAACTACGTTCGCCCCGGCACGACCAGCGCTATCACGCTGACGGTTCCAACCAACGCATCCGTGGCGTTTGATGTCGGCGCAGAGATCACCGTCCGCGCGCTGGGCAACATCGCCCTGGCCGCATCTAGCGGCGTCACGCTGAACGCGCCCTCCGGAGGCACGCTGAACATGACTGCGCGCATGACCGTAACCCTGAAGAAAGTCGCCACGAACGAATGGGACGTGATCGGCCAGACGGTGGCAGCATGATGCCCGGTGTAGTGGCGGGCTTTGCACGAGCTACTGCCGCGCCTGTAAATGTGTCGCTTAGCTCTGCGGCAAGCACCGTGGCCTCGGGCGTTACTGGTTTCTACAAGGGGGTATATGGGTCGATTACTCCGCAGTTCGCTAACGTGTTCGCTGGGGCCGCTAACGTAAGCGGTGCGCGCGGAGAGCTGCAGTCGATAGAGTGGGCCTCTGGAACTGTGTACATGACCATAGTAGGCCCGTTTTCGAGCATAGCGGACGTGCCGTTTACCTCCTTGGCCATCGACGGGGCGGCGGCTGTACCAAAGTCTGCAATGAGCTTTTCTGGCTCGGAAACAGTTGAGCTGACATGGGCGCAGGCGGTTAACCAGATCCCTGTCGGAGCCCACACCCTAGTATTCGCCTAACAGCCCCGCCAGCCGGGGCTTTTTTGCCTGGAGTTTCCCATGACCCTCTCTGAAATACGGGAGCGAGCCATAGCGCCCGCTCTCGCGCTGCTGCCTGCGCGGATGTCGAGCCGAGAGGCTGAGATCATGTTGTTGGCGATCACGCAGCAGGAAGATCTGGAGCAGCGGCGCCGCCAATGGCCGGCCGGTCCGGCCCGCGGGCTGCTGCAGTTCGAGCAGGGCGGCGGCGTGCGTGGCGTTCTGAATCACCCGTCAAGCCGTGACCATGCCCGCCGAGTGTGTGCGGCGCGCGGAGTTGAGCCGGAGCCTGCCGCCGTATGGGCAGCGCTCGAGCGTGACGATGTGCTGGCGTTCGCCTTCGGCCGGCTGCTGCTCTGGACCGATCCGAAGCCGCTGCCAAGCGAGCATGACGCGGCTGGCGGGTGGGATCTGTACCTGCGGTGCTGGAGACCAGGAAAACCGCACCCCGAGCGCTGGCCGGCCCGATTCGCCGCGGCCGCGCGTGAGGTGATGCGATGACCGCCTGGCTGAAGCTCGTGCCCGGCTGGGCTTGGTGGGTGGTTGCTCTGGCTGTTGTGGCCGGCGGGCAGCAGATCCGGGTGCTATCGGCGCAGTCTGTAGCCTCGAAGGCGCAGGCCGATCTGGCCTCCTACCGCGCCGAAGTCAGCGAGCGCGACCGCCGCGCTGCGCTGTTCGTCATTCAGGAAAACCAGCGGCGCCAGGCCGCGACGGAGAAAGCAGATGCAGAGGCACAGGAACAACTGGCTGCAGCGCGCACTGATGCTGAGCGCGCTGGTAGTGCCCTTGAGCGCCTGCAGCAGCGACTCGACGCAGCTGAGCAGCGCAGTCGTAACGCCGGCAATGCCATCACTGCCCAGCTCAGCCAGGCAGCCGAAGGCGCCGCCCGAGTGCGAGCCGACGTGCTCGGCAGGGTTGGAGAGGCTGCTCAACTCTATGCTCGAGTCGCCGACGAGCGAGGAATAGCTGGGTTGGCGTGTGAGAAAGCTTATGACACGGTGAAGGGGGATTAGATTTGCCCGGACGGGCTGAGATGGTGCGAAACGCTGTCTAATACTATGTCAGCGTGCCGCGCAGTTACTGGCCTGTAGAGGCGCTATTTAGCAGTTGAGTTTTAGACAGGGAATTGCTGCGAGCCTGATTCTGTGCTGCCTTCAGCGTGATTCTTACCATACTGTTGCATCATGGGCGTATGGGCGGAGAGATCGGCGTTGGACTTGGTCATCGGCGTGGGTGTTGTTCGTTGAGGGCGCAGGCATTGGCAGCGGGTCAGCTGCCGAACGGAAACGAGGGCGCCGCTGAAAACCGGCAAGGTTAACACGCAGCCGTGGCAGTCAGCAGGTCGCTCGCCTGTCTATCGCGCCTCGCGGGCGCCGGCATGTCATCTGTCGGGCGGCCGCCGGAATGCGTTGACAAGCGAACCGGCACTGTCTGATAACTCAGCCCCGTCGGATGGCTGCAGTGCGCTGTTGCGCAGCCTGCGTTCTGCCGTTCGATTCCTCCCGATCTCGCATCTACCCAGGCGCCCAGTGCCTGTCGCGGTAGCCTGCTTGATCGCCGCTCCCGTCTCGCCATAGTCCCGGCTGCCGTCGATCCGCTGCGGCGGCGAGCGCTTGCGTGTGCACTCTCGCGTCAGTTTCTGCAGTAACTCTGGCGACATTTTTCCCTCTCCGGCCAAAGTGAGCAGCAGACATGTCCCGACTAATCGGTCTCGATGCCCTGCGCGGCGTAGCGGCATTGTGCGTCGCCTATTCCCATCTGATTGCAAAAATGAAGCGTGACGGCCAGCTCGACGAGATGGGCGCCCAGTTGTTTCTTGTCAGCAAGGCTGTACTGGATGTTGGCAAGGTCAGCGTACTGGTGCTGTTCGCGCTGAGCGGCTATTTCGTCATGGCCGCGTTGTACAAGAGCCGCGGCCGATACGAGCGGCCAATCACGGCGTTCGCCTATCAGCGCTTCTTCCGGCTCTTTCCGCTGTACTGGCTGTCGCTGGTCCTCGGGGTGATGTTTCCCTGGGATGATCCGGCAAAGGCGTTCAGCCTTGCGGTCATCGCCATCAACGCGACGATGCTGCAGGGGTTCGTCTTCGTCGAGAACGTCATCGGCCTGTATTGGACGTTGCAGATCGAGATCACCTTCTACGTGCTCTGCATCCTGCTGTTCGCGCTGCGCCTGGGGGGCTCGGTACGGCGAGATCTGTTCTTTCTGCTGGCGCAATACGTTTTCACGCTGCTGCTCGCCGCCATGCGCTACAAGCTTCAGTTGAAGCTGCCCGTGGCCTTGCCGCTGATGCTGAGCGTGTGTTTCCTCGGTGCGCTATGGCGGGCGTCCGATAACGGCCGATGTCCCGAAACCCGGCGTTACGCACGTATCGCGGTGGTGGCGTTTTACCTGTTCCTGCTACCGATCTGCGTGCTCGCCTATTCGCGCGATACCGGATTCGGCGAGACCTGGTATCGCTACTTCATCAGTTACAGCGTGGCCCTCGCCGTGTTCCTTGGTGCGAGTCGCATCGCCGGTATCCGGCTGCGCTGGCTCGCGCCGCTTGGTGGGATAGGCTACATCGTCTTCCTGGCCCATCCGTCGGTGTTCGCCCTCGCCGAGCGGCTGGGCTTCGGCGCGGGCGATCTGGCGCTGCCGGGACCGTTGTACATCGTGCTGATGCTGGCGGTGCTGACCTGCTTTGCATTCTTCGTCAAGCGCACGCTGGCCGATCCGATTCAGCGCTATGGCGACGCCGTGGTGAGGCGTCGCGGCCGACGTCTGCGTGAAGACGCTGCCATCGGGCTTCGCCAGGACGCCTGAGCCGTTCGGCCGTTCACGCCATTCGCCCGATGGCAGGGGGCGCGGGCTGAACTCGACAGCGGGCTGGTGTAGGGTAACTGCCACTTTTGCATGTTGTCGGGGTGTCG